AGAGCGGGATACGGGAATCGAACCCGCCTCCCAGGCTTGGGAAGCCATTTTGCCCTTTTGCTAAAGCGTTGTTGCTCTGTTAATTATATTGTTTGAATATTGGTTACTCACAGAATACTCACAAAGTTACTGATTATTCTTCCTCTGTGTCAGTCTCTATCTCACCCTTTTCTCTTAGGTATGACATTGCGGCACTCACGATGTAGTACAAGCCGAACGTATAGACTGATGTGACCGCTAGCCCAACGGAGAACGCCAACATACTCAGGAAGAATGCGCCTCCGCCGTAGCTCATTGACATTCCACCTATGGCACCTACGACCAGCAGTACCGCTGCGATGCCCAACTCAACAATTCCAAATAGCTTGATAAGCTCATTTACCTTCATAATAATAATGTATTAATAGTTAATAATCAAATTGCCTTTAACGAACCAAGAACCTTGAATACCTTGGTGATAGCCGACTTCGGTATCTCCTGATCCTCGAACTCCTCGTTGTAGGCGTGGAGTGTGAAGTGCGCCTCGTCAGAACCCTTGCGAACCACCTTTACTGTCCTGAGGTCGTTCGTTGTCATTATCGCATAAACCTCGTTCGTCGGTAAAAAGCTCTGCCAGTCCATCACCTCCTTCAAGGCTATTATGTCTCCATTACTGATGACAGGCTTCATACTGTCGCCAGACGCCCTGCACCAGAAGTCTGCCTTCTCGTAGCCTGGGATGGATATGAACTTCGTTGGTACGTTCGGTGTGTCGTTATACATCTCGTCGTAGCCCAGGGCGAACTCTACGTCATAGAATGGAACCACCGATAATTCACTTTCCTTTTCTGTTTTGGCACCTTCGTTCGCTTGCTCGATAGACCTATCATACATATCTCCGTCTCCGTACTCCAGCCAGCTTCTGCTAACACCTATCGACTTGTTAATCTTGGTGAAGTCTTTTTCTGTGAAAGGAATTTCTCCCCTCATCTTTCTGTTAAAGTTGGAGGGATTAATGCCAACTATGATAGAAAACGCATTCTTTGTCTCGCCTCTATCTTTCAGTACAGCTTGCAATCTTTTGATAGTTCCGTCCATAATTCCAAAGTTTAGTTTAATATATGCAACTAAAACTGCCAATTATGTAAAATAACATTAAATGACTGACATTTTACAAAATATTATTTGTTATTGTCAGACATTTGTATTACCTTTGCACTCGTTGACAGTTAAGTAACAAAACAAGACTCGATACAAACGGAGGCGAAGCGACCGAGAGGACCGTATCTTAACATTAGCACTGCAAAAATACGACTTTTTTCGCTAACCTCCAAACTTTTGTTGAATTATTTAAGTAACTAATATGAAAAATGTCGGAAGAATATCAAAAAAGGACATTCTTGGCATCAAGCCAGGAGAATCCGAGGAGTTCTTGTTCGACTCGGCAAAGGCAACAAGGTCTGCCGTGACCTACGTCTATCAGCTGGCACAGTATGAAGATGACTTGCCGGAAGGCGTCTTGAAGTACAGGACATCCGCCGATTACAAGAACCATAAGGCGACAATAACCGCAATACCCATTGAATGATATGGTACAACAGAGGAAAATTGGTATTCAAGTCGTGGCAAAGACTGTCACGATGAAGGAAGTTGACCAGGAGTTCCTTACCAACAAGACAATCCTGGCGTATCTCGGAGGAGTCAGCAAGGACTTCATCAAGGACTTGCGTGAGTCTGGGCAGCTTCACTACTATAAGGTGAACAACACCATTTTCTACAAGGTGTCGGATGTGAGGAGACTCATCGAGAGAAACAAGATAGTATAATTTTGCTCAATATATATATAAAGTTGTTTAAGTTGAAAAATGAAACATCTCTTACGCCTGTGAAGGTGTTCCAAACATGAATGAAACATTAATAATGAGTTTAGGCTAGGCGTAGCCATCGGACGAGGGAGACAAGCTCCCTCGCCGAACGGACCGGTAGCTCAGTGGATAGAGCGTTGGTTTCCTAAACCATGCGTCATGGGTTCGATTCCCATCCGGTCCACGAAATTTAATGAGCGCAACCTTATCGCAAGACGATAAGTGACGGTATTGATTTAAATGAAACTGATTTGCCCAACTCCTAAACTTGCTCACTTAATGTGAGTATTGATTGTCTGGAGAGCATGCTGATTTCGCCGTGAACTTGCCTGTTACGTCGCCAACACGCATGAGGATACCGCTCGATGTAGTTCTTGGCTGCCGATTCGCCGATGGCAGGGTAATACAATGGCGAGCAAAGGAGGATGTGGATCTTTGAATTATTGAAGAATACAGATAGTATGCGTGTAATAAAGTAGTGGAGAGCAGCATCGAGCCGCCGTGACCCACGAAAAGGACGCACGACATACGAAAGACCTGCTATTCATCATCGCTATACGGAATCGCCGATGAACCGTCACGGAACGAGGAATTGCCGTGAAAGGCAAAGGAAGAACGACTTCGTCATAAGGATGATGTCAGGCTGAGGCTATTGCCTCAAAGTGAAGCAAAACGACTTTGACGCTTCTTTTTACTATATATTCGTGGCCAGTAGTGTAACAGTGGCACGCCGAGAAAAATATGATACCAATCTTATCCTCGGAGGTGGTCTCTTCGCTGAGCCCTGGCTACCAAGTGCGATATTACGTTTATAATAGTTGAAACTCAAATTGGATAGTTTGTTTGTTTTTATCAAAAACCGGTGCCGTCCGAGAGGATAGCACTGCTATTCTCCCTTAACTCAGATGGCTAGAGTGTATGCCTGAAAAGCAGAGAGTCGGTGGTTCGAGTCCATCAGGGAGAGCGAGCACTAATGTTTCCATATGAATCAGTAGTTTTTGTTGAACGAGAAAAGAGGATGGGCTTCCAGGGGGTGAGGTCGTGATAATCTCGCGATGGTGGTTCGATCCCACCCCATCCTCCGATTGTATTTTTATTTATATGTTTTCTGTGAAAAGGAAATCTGTAGTTCGAAAGCGTGGCTCGGACTGCGAGGCTAGTGCCACGCTACCTTCGGATGAATATTGTTACCTTATTATATTAGGTGTTTTTCGTTTTATTAAGTCTTATAAAATTGTGTATAACGAACATCGGCGTGGCTTGTCAGTGATGATGGTCCACGTTTTACATTGCGGATTGGTGCAACGGTGGCATACGAGTCTCATAATCTCGTGGCAGGCGGTTCGACTCCGCCATCCGCAACTAGCCCATAACTACTGTGAATTTGATTATTGGTTTGAGACGAGGGGGATGGAGAGTTTTTCTTCTCCTCCCCCGTATTATTTAGATTAATCTGGTGTCATGCTCCTACCACGGATGTGCCATCATTACATACGAACGTGTAACCCTCCTCCACCGCCCTAGCGTTCGGGGCATGAAAGGTGGAGGATTCCTTATTCAAAGTAGATGAAAATCGTAAAGACTATAAAGATAAGCAAGACAAACATCGAGGAAATCCTTTTCCTCGAATGTGTTGACCGGCTCGGTTGGTCGGAAGATGGCACTCTCGAAGTCCACCTGAATCCTGGGTTAACGAAAGGGCGGCTGACAGTCCGGACAGGGGAATATCTCTGCCAGTTCGCAAGCGGTCTTTGGCAAAGGTTCGGCTCAGAGGCTTTCGGCAAAACCGTCTGCAAGCCGAGAAAGGAGGAGGAATGGTAAGGGTCATACAGAGCAAGGTTGAGTGCGATGGAATGGTATTCGACTCCAAGGAGGAGTTCGGGTTTTATGTTCGCCTGTTAGGAGACCCGGAGGTCAGTTGCATAAGAAGGCAGACTCAGTTCCAGCTCATCCCGAAGCAAGAGCAGATGGTTGTGAAGCACCTGAAGACGAAAGACAAGCTAGTGAGTAGGCTCCTGGAGAGACCGGTGCAGTATCACGCAGACTTCGTGTACAGGAAGAACGGCACCATCATAATCTGTGACGTGAAGAGCAAATACACGGCATCTTTCCGTGAGTTCTCAATCATCAGAAAGCTTATGGTGCAGAAGATAGCGAGGCACAACAAGAAACGGCATGGCGGTGGGCCTATGGTGGTGTTCTTGGAGGCTATCGTCAAGACGCTGCCGAAGAAGTCTGGCGGCGGTATCGACGTTAAGTATAACTATAAACCGATTCCAACATGGGAACAATGACATTTTCTTTCTTCGCCACTGTCATGGTATTTGCGGTTGGCGGAATTTTCAGCTTATTAACCGACAAATTCATAGACGATGAGTTTAAATAACTGTAAGCACAGCAACAAGGACGTTCCGAAGGAGAGACAGATGCTCTATATCTTGCGGAACTTCACGAGAATACAGAATGAGCTTGCGCAGGCGAAGGCAAGGATTCGTGAGCTTTCGGACGACGAGTTGGCTTGGCAAAACTGTCAGCTTCGAAACAGGCTGGAGAAAGGCCAAGGGAAGTACGACCGTCTGAAAAGGGCGTACAACCAGCTTTTGGTAGCAAACAAAAAAAAGGCAATTATGGAACAAGTCTGGGAATTGATTCCAGAGGACATCAAGCAGAAGTTTGAAAACGCCGATACATCGAAGTTCGAGAACCTGCTTGACGAAATCGACAACGAGGAGGTGGTATGAGCAGGAAAGAAATCGCAATAGAGCTTTACCGCAAGGTACGAAAGAAACAGCTTGATGACATGTTGGCACGTATGCCGGACGACAAGCGAGGCGTGGAGATAACGAATAACGGAATCACGTATCTCGCTTTTATTCGTAGGCTCACGCCAACTGAGTGCGACAGGTTACAGACCGTCCCCGATTGGTATGACTGGGGGGGTATCTCGGAGACGCAGCACCTAAAGATGATCGGAAATGGATGGACTGTGGATGCCATCAAGCATTGCTGGTCATTCCTTCCAGACTTCGGGCGTCCAATCAGGGTGTGGTCCTTGTTCGATGGTATGGCTTGTGGTAGAATCGTTCTGAGTGAGCTTAACATTCCTATTGAGTGCTATGTGAGTTCCGAGATTGACAAGCACGCCATCAAGGCAGAGAAACAAAACTTTCCCGACATCATTCAAGTAGGTTCGGTGACGGACATAGACGTAGCCGAATTGGTTGGGAAATATGGAGTTCCCGACTTTCTGTTCGGAGGCTCACCTTGCCAATCGTTCAGTATGAGTGGTAAGATGAAAGGTATGAGCACAGCGCAAGGCGAGGAGGTCTATACGCTCGACAGATACCTGGAACTGAAATCACAAGGCTTTAAGTTCGTGGGTCAGTCGTATCTCTTTTGGGAATATATGAGAATCCTCACAGAGCTTCGCAAATACAACCCAAACATTCTGTTCTTCTTGGAAAACGTTGAGATGTTGGAGAAGTGGGAGCGTTGCTTGTCTCACGCTATCGGTGTCCGTGGTGTTCATATTAACTCAGCCTTGGTATCGGCGCAGAATAGAAAGAGAATCTATTGGAGCAACATCAGGGTCAAGGATACTGGTGATAGGGGCTTATTCGATTTCTCGGATGATCCATTCGAGTGGCCTACCATCAAGACTGACATTCCTCAGCCAGTGGATAAGGAAATCGTCATCAGTGACATCTTGCAAGACGATGCTGACAGCAGATACTACCTGCGGGATGACACGACGATGCAACTGCTTGAGGTATCTGACGAGAAGAAGTTCAAGAAGTATTTCCTGGAGCCACAGATGAGCATCGAGGAAGTCCTTGCATATATGGACACCGATCCTGATTATGTCCGTATGCCAATCGAGGAAAGGCTTGAGCTGGCAAAGTATGGGTATGAATTAGAAATCAATAGACTCAACAACAACTATTACGGAAAGGAAGGAGATTTGTATGGCGAGTAGAAAGACAATACATGAGGGCTACGCCAACATAGCCATTCCTGGGGAAAAGAGCAAGGCGTTGCTTGCGACATGCTACAAGGGCTTCGCAAGCAATGATTGTGTGAACGTAATCGAGCTTTATGAGAAGTAACATCGTAGCGATTAGAGGGCGGAGCATTGGCGACTGGTTCTCGAACCCACACTTTCAGAAGGTGGAGCCGCGTGGTCAGAAGACGTCGTCTCTCACGTCCGTGGTGAAGGACAATATGATAATCGAGATATATGAATCCCAAGCAACTTAACGGAAACGCTGAGTTCGGTTCGTGTGCCAGGCAGCAGCATCGCTTCTATTCTGTTTTTTTTGGAGCTGCTTGCTTGCAGACAGGAAATGCCGACAGGAGCGTGACTAAGATACTGAAACTTTATGAGAAAGATACCGATCATGCAAGGCTACAGACGCCCCCCACTCCAATCCTTGCAAAATCAAGTTGCCTCACCACGGAAATGGCGCACAGGACGAACTCCTATGGTCTTCCGCATGTGATGATACTGCTTGAGGAGTGACGGCGGCGCATCAGCTGGAGAACATAGGAAGGCAGATACGGGGGGGTAAGGAAAAGTCCATCTGCCTTTGCGCAACCATGGCGAAGGGCGGCGGAAACAACGCCGTGACGTACGTCGTGGAATTATACGAGAAAGTGTTTAACAATTAAAATAGAATAATTATGGCAGAATTGAAAAGTCATGCAACAAAGTACTTCGATGTCATCCTAAAGTTCTTGGAGACTCAGGAGCACGGAGACGAGAAGATGGTGAAGAAGACAATCGTCGTGGACGCAATCAGCTTCAGCGAAGCCGAGAGCAAGGCTATCAATGAGTTCTCCTGCTACGGCGAGCTTGAGGTCGTCAACATCAATCCAGCTCAGTACAACGAGATTTTCTCATCCAGTGACTACTCGGACGACAAGTACTTCAAGGCGAAGTTGGAGTTCATTACGCTCGACGAGAGAACGGAGAAAGAGAAGCGTTTCAAGGTGATGTACCTCGTCCAGGCGAAGTCAATCGCAATGGCGTTGCACTACGTGGATGACGTGATGGCAAAGACGATGATTGACTATGACAGCGTCGGCATCGTCGCCACGGACATCTATGATGTTTACTTTCATGAATCTGATAGTTAAATGACAGACAGGATAGAAAAAATCATAGGTTCCTTCTCTCCTTCGTTGCAAGAAAAAGTCCTCAGCCTACGTGCTGCGCATGGGTGCCTGATGAATCTCAGTCTTGCGACGGCAAGAAAGATTCAAAGAGAAGCCCTCTCCGCCAATTACCTCCACGGAGATGGACGAAGGCTTGACAAGGTACCGCACTACTATTCCGTACCAGACGGAAAGGGCGGCACGTATGAGAAGGAAACCTATTTCACTTATTTAATGGAGGTACATAAGTAATCAATATGGACATAGAACAACTTAACAAGACACCGCATGAGCAAATCTGTGACTTGGCCAAAGACAAGTTCATCGAGATTTACAATCAGAAGTTCGGCGAGGGTGGAGAGGTTTTCTTTGAGGAACAGAAAGCTCTGTTCAACAACGAGCTTCTGAACGGCTCGTTCAAAGGCTATCTTGCCAAGGCACCTTCGCTTTGCATCCATGATGCCTTTATGAACCTAGCCATCAATGGCCTATCGTTGGAGAAAGGCTCTTCCACCCTCTGCTATCTCATGGGGTACAGCAACTACGACAAGGAGACAAGGGAATATAATTACACCGCAAAGATTACCTATACTGGCTACGGAGAGATTCTTCTTCGCCAGAGGGCGGGACAGATTGTTAGGTGTGACAATCCTGTTGTCGTGTACAGTTGTGATGAGTTCCGATTCGGAGAGCGTGACGGACATAAGTTTGTCGAGTACATCAAACAATATCCTCGACAAGCGGGTAGCTATATTGTTGCATGCTATGTCAAGATCATCCTTCCCGGAGGTGGATATGACTACTTCGTGATGGACAGGGAGGGCATCGACAGGCTGAAAGCGTATTCTGAGAAGTTCAGTGGTAAGAGAGGGCCTAACGCATTGTATGGAGGCACATATACCGGAAATGACGGAAAGGAGTACTTCATGGACATTGACACAGGCTTTCTTGTTTCAAAGACCTGCAAGCACGCCTTCAAGAATTATCCTAAGCTGAAAGTCGGAATTGGAGCGCAGCTACAAGCTGACATCGACACGAACCAACCTGCACAAGAACAGAAGCAGGAGATTTTTGGCTCCCAGCAACAACAGAAACAGGGTGTTAAGGTAGATGCTAGCGATAACGAACCGTTCTAACAATTTAAATCATCATCATCATTATGGCAGATAATACAGAACTTGCGTTGGTCGAGTCGCAGACCAACAGTATCACAAGAGAGATAGCGACATTGAAATATGACACGGAACTTGCCGTGCAGGAGAACCGTAAGTCATACGAGGCGTGCGTTAAGGCCGGCGAGAGCCTTCTCTCCGACATTGAGGTTTCCGGAATGAACGACTCGCTTGACAGCCAAGCCGCCGACTTCATCAAGAAGGCGAAGCTTACCGAGAAGGCGATGAACGAGAAGCGCAAGGGTGTCACCCAGGTGTTTGACCTAGTGAGAAAGGGCTTCACCGCAATGGAAAACCTTATCTCCGTCAAGAACGAGAACTCAGTTGTCGCAAAAATCCAGAAGAAGCGTGACGAGTACGCCGCATATAAGTTGGAGCAGCAACGAAAGGCCGAGGCCGAGCGTCAACGCCAGGAGCGAATCAAGGAAGCCAAGATCCAGCTCAAGACCAACGCTATCAACAAGCTCAACAGTTTGCTTACAGAGCATTCTGCCAACGCTATCAACAAGCTCAATGATACATTCTCGCTCCTTACACTTGACAACAAGGACGAGGTTAAGAGGCGTATCTCTGAGTTCTCCGACGTCATCGACCTTGGAGGTCTGTTCGTTAAGAATGTGCCATCCTACTCTTCCGAGATCCCTGAAAATGAGGCAAAGGAAATTATGAACGAAGCCTTCAAGGAGGTTTCCGGTAGTCTCATTGCATCTTACAAGAACACCGTTTGCTCAACAGGAGACGAACTTTTGATGAAGTTCGACTCAAAGATTGCAGAGCTCACCGAACTAAAGAGAATTGACGAGGAGCGAAAGCGAAAGGCTCAGGAGGCTGCCGAAGCCGCAAGAAAGGCTCGGGAGGCTGCCGAAGCCGCCAAGGCTGCCAAGGCAGAGGAAGAGCGCAAGAAGCGTGAGGAGGAAGCTGCCAAGGCCGAGGAGGAGCGCAAGAAAAAGGAATCTGAGGCTGCCAAGGCAGAGGAAGAGCGCAAGAAGCGTGAGGAGGAAGTCCGTCTCGCCGACGAAGCCGCAAAGGAGGAGCAACAGAGGAAGCTCGCCGAGGAACAGGAGAAGCGAGATGCCGAGAACGCGGCACAGCACGCAACGGCGCAAGCGCAGTCGCTCTTCAACCAGACCGAGACTTCCTCTGGCGCAAAGACAAAGGTCAAGGTAACGAAGAGGCTCGTCGTTGCCGACACGAAGGGATGGCTCGAAATTATACAGCAATGGTGGACAATCGAGGGATCTTCTCTTCCTGCCGACAAGCTTGCATCGAAGCTGGAGTTCATGCGCAAGGCATGTGAGAAACACGCCAACAAGGAGGATGAGCTCATCGTTTCGCCATACATCAAGTACGAGGACGAGGTAACGGCTAAGTAACCATGGCAGAGCAACCGTTTGATCCTTATTACTCAAGGTGTGAGGTCTCCAACTCAGACCTCACTTCCTTGAAATTCGCCCTTAACCCACAGCTCAACTTCGTCAAGGAGTCCGACAAGAAAAAGGCATTTCATCTTGGAACGCTTGTTGACGCTTTGGTTACGGAGCCAGAGAAGTGCAATCATTATCGTAGGACAGTTGATGATGAGAAATACACAGAGAAGGACTGGAAATGGGGTCTTGATAGACTGGAGGTACTAAAGAAGGCTGCGACGAAAGACAGATTCCTGGACTTTGTCCTGAAGAACGCCGTCGGGCAGAAGACCTTCGTTAATCCACACATGAAGATGGACTACCAGGGATTCAAGTTCGAGCTTCCCGTAAGGTGCAAGTTCGATTGGTGGCTTGGCGAGTTCGGTGGAGACTTGAAGACTACCGCCGCAACAACACAAGAACAGTTCGAGGCTCAGATTGATTTCGTTGACTGGGACAGAAGTCGTGCGTGGTATATGGACCTCACCCACTCCATCAATCCAAAGTACGGAAACCAAGACTTCATCTTCGCTGTCTCAAAGACCAAGAAGAAGGTTTTCTACAAGAAGATTGAGCGAGGCGATGAGCTTTACCTGAGAGGCAGGGAGAAGGCTCTGAAATGGGCGTTCAGAATGTGGTGTTTATTATAATTGAAAGCTATGTCAGACAAACCAAAACTTTACGATTACCAAGAGGAAGGTGTTCGCATGGAGCTTGCAATGAAGCGTTGCATAAATGGGGACGATATGGGCCTCGGGAAGACTATCCAGAGCATAGTTGCCATTGAGAGGGCAAAAGCGACACCTTGCTTGGTCATTTGCCCGTCGGCACTAAAGATTAACTGGGAGCGCGAAATCAAGAAGTTCACGAACCTTCGCCCTCTCATACTCACGGACTCTGTTAATGCAACCTTCGGCTACCATCTCACAAAGATGAATCTCTTTGATGTCGTCATCTGCAACTATGAATCGTTGCAGAAGTACTTCGTTGTTGACCTAGGCCCTAAGCCTTTAAGGCTGAAAAACTTTGTTTTTCGTGACGAGGTCAGTATCTTGAAGTCTATCATCATCGACGAGTCGGCGAGAGTAAAGGACCCATCAACAAGGCAGTCCAAGGTCATCATGGGTATATGCCATGGAAAGGAATACATCTATGAACTGACTGGCACGCCAGTTGTGAACCATGCGGTTGACATCGCTTGCCAGATAGCTATCCTTGGCCGTATCGGAGAGTTTGGTGGCTATGGAGAGTTCGTCAATCGTTACGGAAACAACGAACACTTGGATGAGCTGAACCAAAAGATTCATTCGACCTGCTACTTCCGCAGAGAGAAGAAGGATGTGCTCAAGGACCTGCCAGACCTTACGAGAACGACAATCAGTGTCGGGCTTGACGTAGAGACGCAGAGGGAATATGACACTTGCCAGAGAGATCTATTGTCTTTCCTGCTGGAATACAAGAACTGTGACATCGCAGAGGCAAAGAAGAAGCTTCGCATGAAGGCTTTGGTGCAGTTTATGAACCTTCGCTCAATATCCGGTCGAGGAAAGATGGTCGCAACCATAGAGTTCCTTCACGACACCGAGGAGCAAATCATCGTATTTGCCGAGCATCGTGACGTGGTACAGGCTATCAAGGACGAGTTCCCCGATGAGGTGTGTACCGTGACTGGAGCTGACAACCAACAGCAAAAACAATGGGCGGTCGATTCTTTTCAGGCTCACAAGAAGAGGATCATCATCTGTTCCATCAAGGCAGCTGGTGTCGGCCTTACGTTGACGGCTTCATCGAACGTCTTGTTCACGGAACTACCATGGACGATGGCGGACCTCGCACAGTGTGAGTGCCGCGCTTATCGAAACGGACAAAAGAATGCTGTAACATCATGGATTCTCATCGGTGAAGGCACCATCGACTCTTATTTATACAAGCTTATCATGAAGAAAGGCTCAATCGCATCGCAGGTGACTGGAGAACAAGACTCAGCCATCAAGGATGCCGCATATTTCGATGAGCTTGCGGATTTGGTTTTACAAAACTCTTTAAAGAAAAAATAATGGAGATACAAGGAAAAATAACGGCGATCTTGGCCGAGCATACTGGCGTTTCCGCCAGGGGCGAGTGGAAGAGCCAGGAGTTCGTCATCACAACACAGGAGCAATATCCAAGGAAGATTTGCTTTCAGGTCTTCGGCGCAGACAAAATCGCATCTTTCGCCCTACAGGTCGGGCAGACGGTGAACGTCGGGTTCGACATCTCGGCTCGCGAGTACCAAGGAAGGTATTATAATCAGCTCAACGCATGGAAGGTTGACCATTTGGATGCTCAGCAGCAACAACCGGCACCACCTCAACAACAGTCTCAGCAAGCGGGTTACCAACAACCACCTACAAATGGAGGTTACCAACAACCACCTGTAAATGGAGGTTATCAGCAACCGCAGCAGAACGGATACGGAACACAAAGCAACCTTCCGTTTTCTTAATTTATTGAAAGAAACATTTAATCTTGTAGTATGTGGTACAACCTAAAGAATCCATTGGAGATAGACAAGTTTAAGGATAGGGTGGCGGAGCTAAGAAACAAGGGAGCTGTCGTGGAACTGACAGAAAAGAGAGCTCGCTCGTTACAAGCGAACAAGTACCTTCACCTGATGCTCTCGAAGTTTGCCTTGGAGTACGGCTACACGTTGGATGAAGTAAAGACGCATTTCTACAAGGTTACCGTAAATCCCGATATATATATCAGGGAGCGAGTGGATAAGTTCAGTGGAGAGATATACAAGTATGTACGTTCTTCTGCTGAGCTTACTTCCGATGAGATGAGTAAGTCCATTGAAGCCTTCCGTGAGTTCTGGCTTGAGGAAGGCGGATATAGATTCCCGTCCTCAGACGAATATATTGCACTCTTGCATATACAACATGACGTGGAGAATGAGTCCAAGGAATTTTTAACATAGCTTGATGATGGAGAATTTTGCAATCAGTAGGGAACGATACAAAGAGTTAATGAGTATTGACAAGGCGTGTGCCGTTAACTTATTTCTCTACCTCCTCTTTAACGCAGACGAGGATGGTTCGTTGGCTGTCGGAATACGCACAATTTCTAGTGATCTGAACATTGGTTTTCAAACCGTTAGGACGGTTCTTAGAAAAATGTATCTAACACACCTGCTAACACACCAAGTAACACAGCAGCTAACACACCAGTGCGGTGTGATAACTATATGTGATATAGAAAGTTATAGGGGCAAGAAAAAGAGAGCTAACACACCTGCTAACACACCTGTTAACACACCTGCTAACACGTCAAAGACAATCGAAGGGCGCAAGGCTGATTTCGCCGAGAAACTGAAACTTTACCTCGATAAATATGGTAAGGATATGCTCAACAACTTCTATCTGTATTGGACTCAGGTGAACGATGGTGGTACGAAAATGCTTTTCGAGAGGCAGAAGGCGTTTCAGATTCCAAATCGTCTCGCTACATGGAAAAAGAATGAGCATGACTCACAAGGAGGAATGGGTACTGGGGTTGTCCTTCAAGATTCGGCAAACAAGGATTACAAGAAAGGAGGATGGTAAATGAACTTTGATTTTAAGGATTTGGTCAATAGACTAAATAATGAGACGTGCGCAAAGCTGCCCGACACCGTCTCAATCAAGATACCGAACGCAGAGGAACGGCTTCGTGGAGGCCTTGACTATTTTGTCAGCATATTCTCACGAGGCACAGTCAAGAAGGCTACTTGGAACGAAAATAACTACCGTCCAATCGTTGATTGGATGACAGACAACAAGGGGCGTGGTTTGTTTATGGCAGGTAGCTGCGGACTTGGAAAGACCCTGATCGGAAAGTACATTCTTCCCTACCTCATCAGGGACTCTTGCAGGAAGGTCGTGAATATCTTCAACGCCCAGGAGCTCAACAGTAAGCCAGACGAGATTCTAGGCTATCATATCATCTATATAGATGACGTAGGTACCGAGAACATCTCGAATATCTATGGCAACAAACGGATACCTTTCATGGAACTCTGCGATGCCATGGAGCAACAGGGAAAGCTGCTTATATGCTCGACCAACCTAAATGTTGAAGAGCTAAAGCAAAAGTATGGGGAAAGAACGATAGACAGATTGAGAGCTACTACCAAGTTTGTCACGTTCGAGGGAGAATCGTTAAGAAAATAACTTTATGAACGCAAATGATTATGCTGACGAGTGGCTGAAAGCTCACCCGAAGGCAACGCCCAAGGAGGCATATCTCGCAGGTTACTGGCAGGAATGCGAGAATTGGGTAAAACAAAAGAAATAACCAAACAGTAGAATTATGAAAAGAGAAGAGATATTAGAGTATTTCAACACAAAGCAGGCTTTTGTATTGATGTTTTGGTGCATGCTTTGCGTATTGAAGAACCTGTGGGAGGCAATAGACAAGGTTGTCCGAAAGTTTCCTTGGGTTTGCATGATCGTCACCATCACTATCGCTTTCATCATCAGCTTCGTCTCCATCTCGAAGGCGAGAGCCGAGCGTGACAGTTACAACAAGAGAAATGTAAGTATGCAGATGCAGCTGGAAAGCTACAAGGCGTGTTACGAGGACGGAAAGGAGGTGAGATAGAATGGTGTACAGTTTCAAACCAAACGGAAGCTTCCGTATCCAATACAAGCCTATAGACCCAGATAATGAGGATGTAAGCCATGCAATATCCATATTTTATATATCAGTAGGATCGCTTGCAAACATGGTTCAAACGCACGTAAAGGACACCCATGATTACCTAGAGAGCCACCCCGAATATTACAAGCGTGAAATAAAGTTCAATATCAAGGAGGCTCACAAGCGCATAGATAATCTGATGGATGTATTCAAGAGATATACCGAGGAGGTTAATGGCTTCAAGATGTGGTTGGATATAACCGACGAGATGGAAGACAAGCTAAAGCCAGATGTTCAGAAGGCTTACTACTCACTCGACAATTACCTCTTGGCTAATGCAAGCGGAGGAGACCATAATCTTGTCTCGCACAGTGTCCTTGCGTTTAACCTTGCGACGATGCTTGTCATAATGACCAGAGACTATGCAAATGTTCTTTTCAAGGAGAATCCGAATATCCCTTCTAGCCTTAAAGTATCAAACGAATACGTGAATCTTGCTTCCGGTGTCTCAAAAAGCCTTGCTAACTTGTGTACTGCCCTTGTTCCGAAATGCAAGTTCGTGTACGACAAGTCCCAGGTTTTCTCTTGCCGTGAGCTAAACTTGTCGCTTGATATTATTTTCAAGAGTCTGATGCTCGACGAAGGAAATATACAAGAGGTTTGTGGGCGAGCATTGTCTTACGGAGGCGTCAACTTCTCAAATAACAACGATGGCGCAGGACTGAAAAACGGTATCCAAAACAAGGGAACTGAATGGAACGAGACACAGGAAGGGGTTCTTAAAGCTTACTTCAAGAATAATCCTGACACGGTCGTTGCATCTATGCTAAGCAGAACCGTTTACGAGGTTCGTAAGAAAGCCAAGGAAATGGGTTTGAAAAAATCAGAGAAATACTTAAAAGAAATAAGAGTCAAAAACTTAAAGAAAGATAAAGATGGAAATCATTGACATTTATGATTTGATCTATATTAAACAGATTGTTGGAATTGTTGCTATTGTTGCGATTTCTGTATCATTCATTGTGTATATTTTCGTAATAACTCGCCGCCTATGATGTCCTACAAGCAATACCAAGTAGCCTGTGGGGGGGTGAGAGAGCAAATCAAGATGGCTCAGAAACTCCACTGCCCTCACATGGAGAGAAAGTACAGGCAAGCCTTGTTGAGGTTACAGACGAGATTCTTGAAGCCAGACAAGGTTGGTATGGAGGTCTATAACATAGACAAGAACATGAATACGACAACATATTATCATTTGTAGATTATGGATAAGAAAACAGAATATCATATTCAGATGCTCGACAATGGCATTGTCCTACAAAGTGAGGAGAATGAACTATTGGAGTGCGAGAAATTCTCTAACGAAGGACGTTTGCCCGATGAGGCGATGCACAAGTACATCGGCAAGAATATATGGGCAGACATTTTCTGCTTCTGCGAGGAGAATGTATGTAACAAGCTGAAGGTAACGGTAAGTATAAAAAAGGAGGGTTGATTATGGAAAAAGAACTTAACATAGCGGCTATCCTGAAGGAGAAACCAAAAGGTACAAAATTGTACTCAACGCCATTTGGAGAGTGTACTTTCGATGGTGTAACAAATGACGACGATATTTGCTTCTTAGAACAAAGTAATTCTCCATTTTGCACAGATGGATATGGAAAATATAGTCCTAATGGAGAATGCTTGATTTTCCCATCCATACAGATGACAAACTGGAGCAAGTTCGCTTGGAAGAAAGGTGATGTGCTAGTAAGTAATGATGGTGGTACAGAAGTTATCTTTGATAAATGGTACGATGATACTTACACAAGTTTCTATGGTAAACATTATTTAGATAGTGAAAATGAAAATAACATCAGGTATCTTGAAGGATTTATATGCACAACAGAAAGATATTTTCTAGAATTTAAGGATGCCTCTCAGACTTATATCAATACTATAGAAAAACGTTTGGGTGGCAAGCTAAACCTAGAGACACTGAAGATTGAGAAGCAGCCTGAGTTCAAGGATGGGGATATAGTTGCGTTTGGACAATCTGTTGCAATATGTAAAAAGTTTGAGAACGATAAACTTTATTTCTATGCCTGTATAGAAGCAGCATGGGGATTAATCCTATCGGATAGTGTTAATACTTCTTTAGAATATAGGCTTGCCACTGATTCGGAAAAGCAGCAACTTTTTGAGACTCTAGCCAAGGAAAATAAGGTTTGGGATGCTAAGGGGAAACAGATTGTGGACTTGCCTAAGAAGTGTAAGCTAAAGGCATTTGATAAGGTACTAGTAAAGATAGCAGGTCGTACATGGACAGCAGACTTCTTTAGTCATTACGATGAGAACGATGAAGCATTGCCTTATGTATGTATAGGGTATGGACGAGTTACACACTGCATCCCTTACAACGAGGAGACCAAGCACCTCTTGGGTACAACTGATGAGTGGAAAGAAAGTGAGGAGTGAAAGAATGGTTAATATCTAAAAAGTGAGCTTGGTTGCTATTGTAATCAAGCTCCTACAAACAAAACTGCATACAATGTATATTTGTTAATGTGCAAATTAATCGGTTGGTTATGATAGACAAAAAGAATCTACATAAGACAGTAACTTTAAATGTTGAAGGTTCTGCTGTTACACAACATAAGATAGCAATCGGAAAAGATGACAAGATTATTGTTTTCAGCTCAACCCAGAAGTTACGTCCTAAAAATAGAAAACAGAAAAAGGCAATGAAGAAAATTGCCTCATCTGTTAAGAAAATAGATAAAAACACTTATCTAGTAACAGAGGAATGTGTTATGAACATGGAGTTATTGGCTAGAATCCTAAAATGTGCCGTAAAGGTAAAAGGCGAAGGAATCTGGTTTGATGTGTCACGATTTAAATGATTAAATATGATAGACAAAAAGAAGATAGAAGAGGCTGCAAACAAAATTTGTGACTATGGTTCAATTTATGATAGTGAATATAGAATAGATGGTTTCAAGAAAGGTGCTAACTGGGCTATCAATGAGTTCTTAAAGAGTTTGTGGCATCCTGCTAGCGAAGAACCTAAAGATAAATCTGCCATTTTGCTTAGATATACGGGTTCAATGTTTAAATGGACAAGTTTAGATGAAGTCGATGCTGATGATTGGAAGCAAACAGTTAAAGAACTAAGCATCACTCGCTGGCTCTACATTGATGATTTGCTGAAAGGAGGAAACAATGGCTAGTTTTCCTTTCGATAGCAAGCAATTCTGCACCCTCTCTGATGGAAGGTACTGCTACAATGAGCACCTTGCACAGAGGGGTACAGAGAAGCAAGTAAAACAAGCAAAGAAATAAGTGATATGAAAGAAACAAAGTATATTCCTGGGGATTTGGTAATGACAAACGGAGCGCCAATAGGTACTGCAAAAGATGTCGTTTATAGAGTAATATCGTCAGACCCATCAAAGACTTTAAAGTTAGACGACGGAACAGTTCTGAAAGGCGTTGTCTGTTTAGAGAACATAGAAGGGACAGAAAGTTATCTCTTTTGTGACTGCTGTGCTTGGGTCGATAGCATTGTCCCTATCCCTCTTACTCCAGAGATTCTAGAGAAGAATGGCTGGGATAAAGAAGAAAAAGACGGAAGTGTTTTTTCTTTATCAGAAGTATTTATGGGAGGTGATAAAAATGAAGAAGGCAATTATACCTGTTTTCAGCTTTATTATCAAAATAAGACTGATGGTTGGGTTATAGATATGCGTGGAGAACCATTAAAATTTGAAGTTCGTTATATTCATGAACTCCAGCACCTTTTCTTTGGTCTTGGTATTAATCACGAAATGGAGGTGTAGGTATGGGCAAATATAGCTTGGATATAACGTCAAAGAATAATCCATTTATGAACATAGAAGTTGAAAATGATGGAGTTCTTATCGGTGCTTACGAAGATGGGAAGATAGCAAGAAAATTGTTCTTTATCAACAAAGAACAGTTGAAACTTCTCATAGATGGTTTAAAGGCAGTAAACGTCCTTATTCACAATGAGGTGGATTTTAAGCAGTTTCTACATAAAGAAAGAATTGTTTAACCGCCTTCGTGCATAAAGTAAGTAATTATTAACTAATTAAAAAAGTAAAAATGGAAAGTAATATTGGAAAGAAAGTAATCATCCGTGGAAGCAGAAGCGGAGTTGAGTTTGGAACATTGGTCGCCCAGAACGGCAATGAGGTGACACTAGAGAATGCTCGCCGTATCTGGTATTGGAGTGGTGCTGCATCTTTGTCTCAGTTGGCAAAAGATGGCACTTCAAATCCAACAGGCTGTAAGTTCACTGTAACAGTAGATAGCATTACAATATTGGATGCTATTGAGATTATTCCTTGCACTGACAAGGCTATTAAATCAATCGAGGAGGTCAATACATGGAAGTGTTAGAGAATAAAATTAAAAAGTTCTTAGCTATTGATATTGGCTCTGGCATTGGCTCTGGCTCTGGCTCTGGCTCTGGCTTTGGCTCTGGCTTTGGCTCTGGCATTGGCTCTGGCTTTGGCTCTGGCTCTGACTATGGCGATGGCTCTGGCTCTGGCTTTGGCAATAGCTCTGGCTTTGGCTCTGGCTTTGGCTCTGGCATTGGCTCTGGCTTTGGCAATAGCTTTGGCTCTGGCTCTGACTATGGCGATGGCTCTGGCTTTGGCTTTGGCAATAGCTCTGGCTCTGGCTCTGACTATGGCGATAGCGATGGCATTAAAGTGTTCAATGGTGATAAGGTATATCTTGTAGATGATATACAGACTATCTTTATATCTATCCGTGGAAATGTAGCAAAAGGCTATATCCTGCAATCAGACTTGCAATTAAAGCCTTGTTTCATCGTCAAGGAGAACAACAAGTTTGCTCATGGTGATACTCTTCGAGACGCATTTACTTCTCTTCAAGAGAAACTATACGATGATAGTACAGAAGAAGAGAGAATAGAAGCATTCAAGAAAAAGTTCCCTAAGTATGATGTTAAGTATGACAACGGAGACTTGTTTACTTATCATCATGTGCTTACAGGCTCTTGTCGAATGGGAAGAGAATCCTTCGTGTCAGATAGAAGATTGTCTCTCGAAGCTAAGACTTCTATCCGTGAGTTCGTAGAATTAACAAAGAATGCGTATGGTGGTGATATTATTAAGAAGCTACCTAGCGCATACGGAATTAAATAAGTAAGAATATGAAGAAGATTAAATGGAAAGTACTCGGCTTTGTTTGCTGGATATTGTCCACTATGTTGCTTTTAAACATAGGTCTTAAAGCAGTCAGTCAACCAGACACAGCGACTAATATCCTTGGTGTGATAAGCATTACTCTTTGGATATTACTTTCGATTGCAACGAATTGTTTTACATTTAAAATTAGTAATAATGAAAAAGAAAATTAATCAATTATGTTTGGCAATGCTGCTTGGAGTGGTGTTGTTTTCAACCACATCATGTAGTGAACGTATTGACGCTGGTTCAGAGGGAATCTTGGTCAATCTGTATGGAACAGAAAAGGGTGTGGATGACGTTAGCCTAGTAACTGGTCGTGTCTGGTATAATCCATTTACAGAAGAGGTTTATGAGTACCCAACTTTTGTTCAGACCGTTGATTATCCAGCATTCACCATCAATGCTAAGGACGGCTCAGAATTTACTGTAGATCCTACAGTCTCGCTCAAAATGATAGATGGCAATGCTCCAAAGGTATTCAAGAAATACCGTAAGGAATTGAAGGACATCGTTAACGGAACGCTCTTCAATTACGTGAAGGATGCATTCCGAATCCAGCTCAACAAGTACACAACCGACCAGATAGTCAGCAACAGAGACCTTGTGGAAAAGGCTATCGAGAACCAGCTAAGCAAAGCTCTCGCCAAGGAGCATTTCCATTTGGAGCAGCTGACGTCTGGGCTTAAATACCCAAATAGTATTGTAGAGGCAGTAAATCAGAAGAATAAGGCTATCCAAGAGGCTCAACGTGCACTTAACGAGGTTGCTGTAAAGAAAGCCGAGGCAGAGAAGATGCTTGTGCAAGCAAGGGCAGAGCGTGAGGCTAATGAGTTAAAGTCGGTATCTCTCACCCCAGCAATCTTGCAAAAAATGTGGATTGAAAAGTGGGACGGAAAACTTCCTGTTTATGGGAATGTCCCTCAAATGATGATGGTTAAGTAACTAACCCTCCTCTCCTTGGTGACAGCAGGGAGAGGGTAAAAGTAAAGAAATATGAGATTAAGTGAATATAAAGCAGGTACTATCTTAGTTGATAGTGATGGCAAAGCGTTTATCCATGATGGCTTTATCAACGCTGATGGATATGGTGTGATAATTGGTGAGGATTCTAATGGAATGATTCAGAAATCAAATGGTATTGGTAACTGGATGAAGGAAGGCTGCTGTAGAGAAGCAACTTCACAAGAAGTCAGTGAGTTTTTCTCTAAGGTTCGCAAAACACAGAAAATTATCAATTACTAAGGAGAGTAAAAAGAAGAGAATATGGAATTAGTAATTACAATATTAGGTTGGATTGCATTAGGTGTTATATTTGCTTATCTGTTAGCAATAGTAGGTAAAATAATCTTTGATGCTGCAACCGCTGATTATAAGTTATACAAGCATGTAAGATTGTGTCGCAAGAGATTGCTAAGACAGCGATATGAAGATTACGCTTGGCTGTTACTCCAGTTAGAGAAAGATACGGAAGTTTTCAATCTTACTCATAATACAAGAGATTGGACTTTTGAAGATTGGAGAGAATTTTATCTTAAAAAAGCAAAGAGGATAAGCAATGAGTAAAGAAAAGGCGATAATTCATATTAATAATGTTTACAAGATGATTGACTCAAAAAGAATAAAAATGAGTGAAGGCATGGCTAAGCATATTCAAGATGAGTTAGTCTTGGCACTTAAAGAGGTTGAAGATTAAAGTTTGATGAAGAAAATTTATATGATTATAAGAATTTTAACTTGTAAGAAGGTTATTCTTATCTCAGAGTTAAGTGAAAATTTCTATAAAATATCCTTTGGTGGTTTAGATGAGATTGAAGCGTCTAGGGTTATTAGAAATATTATTTTAACAAGGAATAGTATGGATAAAGAATTTATAAAAGGTCAGCTTAAAGGTGCCTTGTCTTGGCTTAATACGTCAAATACAGAAAAGAATATCTTGCACGCTAAAGATAGTATAAATATGGCACTTAAAGAGTTGGAGGAAAAGTAATGAGTAAGGAAAAAGCTATATTTTTTGAGAAGCAAGCAAACAAGAATATGGATAAGCACTATCAGATAGATACAGACCTCAAAGACAAGCTAGTTAAGTACTTCGCTTCCATTGAGGAAATGGCAGATGAACTGACTACTGGCAATGTGGCTCACAAGAAAGCAGCCATCAAGGGGGTTGCTGGAAGGGCAAAAGAGTTTTTAATTAAACATACATAACTATGGATAAGAAAGAGAAATCAATCAATAGTCATATTGGTAAGGCTATAGGCTATTCAGATAAGGCTCATGACGAGTTGCAAATCGCTCTAAATATTGCTTTGGAAGGAAAAGGGCTTAGTGACGAGGAAAAGGAACTTTTAAGCGTTGGCTTTGCAACAGGATCAGAAGAAGCCGTAGAGCGTGTTGCTGATGGTAGTTGTAATGATGAATATATCAGTGCATGGGATAGCCCAATTAGAGACTGCCGAATATCTGAGGTATATCGCATGACAGGTGAGCAGATACGTGAATATTTTAATTTGTAACTATGGATAAGAAGAAAGTTAAGGAGCTGATACAGGAAGTTATACGCAATAATGTTGATAGCTTGGAGTTTGGCAATGACAAGCACAATGCACCTCTAAGAAAGGCAAATACGTTGCTGCACGATGCTTTGATGGAGTTAAGCAAGTCAGACTGGATTTCTGTTGAGGATGAGCCTGCACCAAGACTTGAATGGGACGGCTCTTGGAATGATATTGTTGTGTGCTACAAAGATAAATGGGTACTTCCTTTATCTTATGTTGTACGAAATGATGTAGAGTTCACCCATTGGCGTAGAATAGAAAAGTTAGAAGAATAATTATGTTTAGACCCATTACAATGTATCAAGTAGTTTGTGATAGATGTGGCAAGCTATTTGAGGGAACAGACACCTGTGAATCAATTTTTAGTGGAAAGAATTTCAACATAGGAGACTATTCCGATTGGGAAGAGATTGATGGTAAGCATTATTGCGATGCCTGCTATGAAGTTGAGATTGTTGATGACTTGCATTATAGTGTTAAACCAAAGAAAGGAAGTATGGAGAAATCAGAGGAGACTATAACAGATTTTGAACGTGGTCAGTGGAGTGTTATACAAAACGTAATAGGCTACGCTAAAAATTACAGCTTAGCAGCAGAACTTTGTCGTGAAGCAAGTATCGGTTACAAGAAAATAAAGATTCTTCAGAAGGATTGCGGTTATTCCTACAAGGAAGAAGTTAACGACTTCCTCAAGGAAAGTCGAAATGGTGGAACTAGTTTAAAATTGGAGGAGTAAGTATGGATTATATAGATACAGTACATAAGGCACGTAAGCCACACAGATGTTATATGTGTGGCTGTGAAATAGAAGTTGGAACGAAATATATTCGTCAGTTTGTTCCTGAATATAAATCTGCAATCCGTATGCACAAGGAATGTCAAGAACTCCTAAGTCACGAAGGTTTCTATGATGAAGAATCTTGCGAGGGTACAAGTGATGATTTCTTTTGCAACGCAATCTTTGATTACGTCAATAGGCATCATACTTCTTCTGATGGAAAAGCGTTTGATGAAGGCTGGGATGCGCCAATATATGAACAAGTAAAACTAATTTTAAAAGAATTGGAGGATTGATTATGACAACGTTCAGAAAACCATATAAGATAAAATATATCTATATTGGCAGTAGGGTGTATGAAGTGATTAATGGATTTGCAACTCGCATCCGTTAGTGGTAATCAAATTAATAAAATTAAGTAGATATGACAAAAGAAGAAACAAAAGAACGCATCAAGGTAATGCAAGCCTTTGTTGATGGCAAGCCGGTACAATATTCGGACGGTAGAGTATGGTGTGATTCTGCTGACCCTGCCTGGAACCCGTGTAAAAAATATCGCATCAAGCCAGGGTCAAAGTATAGACCTTTTGCCAACGCGGAAGAGTGCTGGACGGAGATGAAAAAACATCAGCCGTTTGGATGTGTGAAGTTCAAAGATACGGAAAGTGGGTATTATATGATTAAAGCTATTGCGATTGGTGTAGTAGTTGGCATAGATGATACTCCATTTAGTTATGAGAGAACATTTAATGAATACTCATTTGCCGACGGAACTCCATTTGGTGTAAAAGTGGAGGAATAGTTATGGATAAAAATGTCTGTGATAATACATTAGTTTTTGGTAGTTGCTATGCTAGAAGCTGTATTGAAGTGCCTTATTTGAAGGAAGGAAGGTGAGAAATGAAGAAAATTCTATTCTATATACTTTTAACTGTGTCATTTGTACTGTTGCTGCCATATATAGTTTCAGCCATCTTGATAGAGTACTATTTCAGGTTGGTAATACTCTTGATAGACAAGCCTGCAAGCTATGTTAGAGATTGTGGCAAATACCCAAAATGGATAAGTGCTATATTTAGTTACATCGACAAACTTCAAGAATACGATTATGAAGATTAGACTGGCAAAGAAGATAATGAAACAGTTAGAGTATTCTGATTGTTTTACTAATTATAAGTATTTCGATAGATGTAACTTCTATTGGGCAACTAGGTTGAATCGTTATCCTCCAACGAAAATTAAAGCCGAATATATTAGTTGGAAAAAAGACCATCGCATCACCAAGGCTATAAGTTTAATAAGTAAAAATAATAAGTATGAATATACCAAGTAAGATTTATGTTCATAAGGTTCATCTAGAGAGCCTTGCAGAGGATGATTGTCAGTTAGGTGATAACTTACCTATTGGAAAGAAACCCTTCCCAATGGAAGAAGATAATTGCGTTGAGTACACCAACCTATCAGATATTTGGAACGATATTAACAAGTCAACTCCTATAGCCAATGGAGAAGCTTTTGAATATCCTATAATTGTATATGCAAAGTTGTCAGGAGTTCTAAATGTTGGCATAGTCATTACTCCAGAAGAATTTGCAAATATCACAAAGTTGATGATTACGAAGTTTGACAAAGTTCTGTTGGCTTATGTAAGGGACTTAGTTCCTGGGGCGAAAGGGAAAGGAGAATAAATTAAAGATTAAGAGATATGAAGAAATTGATTTTATTTACATTCATTACTCTGTTGCTTGCATCTTGCAGCAGAAGTCAGAACTACACAAATGGAGAAGAATATCTCTATGATACGATTAGAGTGTTCTCTGTTGATAAGATGGTAGAGACAAGAGGAACTGCCAATAATATCGACACGGAAATCTATTATCTGGTTTCGTGTGACAAAGGTGCTTACCGCATAGATATTAGTGGTATCTGGGCAAACCCTCAACTCATAGGTGTTATCAAACCTAATGGAACTTATGTTGTAAAGACGGCTATGTTCGATGCTCCTATTATCAAGCAGTACAAAAGAATAACTAGATTGATGGAAACACTATGAGCAAGGAAACATTTGACTTCTCGGAGGCTCTGAGAAGAATGAAGGAGGGGAAGATTGTCAAGAGACAAGACAGTAGTTTGTGTTATGGAATTAACGGCTGCGACATCTTCCTCCATGGACGTATCTCATCTATAGAGACAACAACAATGCTAAGTCAGGATATATTGGCAACGGACTGGGAGGAGTTTGGATAAATGATAAAACAAGTATATCAAGTGCAGGTCAGAGATAGATTTGGCTATGCAAATACCTTAGAACAAGCAAAGAAACTAGAAGATACTTTCAAAGCATCTTTTGGTGGAGAACCCATTACTTCTTCAAGAAGTGTGGACAATAGTATATTAATATGATTAATGTTAATTATGGAAAATCTAGAAGACATTAAGGTAGGAGACAAGGTTATCCTGTACTTTGACAATGTGCAATCTATGTGTGAGGTCAAGCGGCTATTCAAGAATTTTGTCTGCACCGTTGGTGGCGACAAGTTCCGAAAGAAAGACGGAACTATGGTAGGTGCCATAAGCAATCCTCCACCATACATACGTGAGGCTACACAAGAACGTATTTTAGAGTTCGAGCACAGAAAAGAACTTTTATGTAAAATACACGACTACCCTTTTGAAAAACTATCAACCGAGGTGCTTGAAAAAGTGTATAAACTGATTAAAAAATAAGCGTATGGAAAAGAAAGTACTGACCCTATCGGTCAAGAAGGAATGGTTCGATAAAATATTATCGGGCGAGAAGAAGGAGGAGTATAGAGAGATCAAACCCTATTGGGTTGCTCGTCTCTACTATGATAGATTTGGTAAGCTATCGCCAAAGATGGTGAAGGAACTAACAGATCATATCATCAAGTATGGTGATACGGAGAACTTCGAGGCTAAAAACGGAATAGGAGTAAGTTTTGTTCCTTACACCCACGTCCTCTTCATCAACGGCTACGGAGACGATAAGCCACGTATCGAGAAGGAAATAGAGAGCATTGACATCGGTAAGCCTCGCAAGGGATGGTGTCCCGATGATTTCTTGGGCAAGGAGTTTTTCGTTATTAGATTTAAATAGATATGAGCAAGTGGAAGAATAACAAGGTTGACGAGTGCTTCGTAAAGGACAGCACCAACGCTAGGATGGCATTCATCAACACTTTCAAGGGAGTCTTAAGACACAAGGATAAGGAGCATCTGGAGAAATACGAGAAGCTATGGGACTTGCATGACCACGACTATTCGTACTATCTTCGCTCAAACTATCATAACATATCCAAGGATGAGTTCGCTGATATGGTGTTCATCCTTTGTGCTTCACATTATAAAAAAGATATTTGATTATGGGATACGATGAACATCAATGCTATGATTGCAAGTATAAGAATACGTGCAATTTTGAAGCTATAGATTACAGCTCTACTGGAAGATGTGATCATAAGATTGTTGGCTTGCCAGCCAAGCCCAAGATAGATACGCCACCAGATGAGCGATATGACAATATTTGGAATTGGTGATGAAGAAAGATGAGGGGTAAATACTAGATTTAAGAATATGGAAGAAAAAGAGTTAACATTAGATGAGTATCAAAAGATGGCGATGGAGACGGCCATCTATCCTCAGCCCATCATCTACCCGACATTGGGTCTCACGGGCGAGGCAGGCGAAGTTTCCGATAAGGTTAAGAAAGTGTTGCGTGATAACGATTCTGTTTTTACAGATGAAAAGAAGTTGGAAATTGCCAAAGAGATTGGTGATGTACTATGGTATTGCGCAACGCTGTCTCATGACATTGGTTATACGCTGTCTGACATTGCACAAATAAACTACGAGAAGCTCCATTCTCGCCAGGTCAGAGGAAAGTTGCACGGAAGCGGCGACAACCGATAAGAAGAAGCCTCCCTACCGAATGTGGTAAGGGAGGCTTTTGTTTTGTGGCCGTGATTGTTCTTGTAATTTTCCACATGGGTATCTATTGATTGCAATTACTGACCTTCGATACACTGATTCTTGAGTGCGTCGGCGAACGTCCAGTCCTTCTTTGGATACACTCCCTCGCAAGAATCACCCTCGCCTATGATGTAATATGTATTCTCATCATCTCTCACTCTTGCAGCATGGTGCTTGTTAATCTCTGAGAAATAGGAGTCCTGCGCATGGTCGTAGCAGACATCATAAGTACCGTCCTCGTTGTCAATGTAGCGGTACCCAGTCTTGATAATCTCGTATTCTAATGAGTCTTGTATGGCATCGTTTAATTCATTTATCGCCAACTCGCAAGCATTCTTCAGGCTGTTCACGCTTTGTCTTAGATACATTAGCTCTCCTGCTGCCTTTTCGTCCTGAACTCCATCATGGTTTGGGTAAGCCAAGTCAAGCAGTTCCAAACCATTGCTACCAAGTTTGTTTAGCATCCCGTATGCCTTGCTTACGTTTTGCTCTATGTTCTGTATATCTTGTATGTTCATATCCGTAAGTTTAAAGGGTTAGTTAACATAAAAACAATCTGTTCTATATATAGGGTTTTTGAAGTCTTCGAGGTCTCCATCCTCATCAAAGATGCGTGGGTCTCCATCGTACACCTCATAGAACTTAGATGATGCGTGATGCTCGTACTCTGTATCTCCATCACGAACTGGCTCGTACCCCTTGCACTCTTCGGCACAATATTGCTTTGCTTGCTCCAATGTGTCAAAATCTGCAACTTGGGTGCTTTCAACATTGTTGCAATAAAACACTCTGAATTGTTTCATTTTCATTGCGCTTATCCGTGTTGCGATAGGGCTTGGTTATTAATGGAAGGGAGCGAACTCCCTCGGTTTGGCTAAATGGGGCTACTTGATAGCGTCCAGGAGGAGCTTTACATAGTTCTTCATGCTATCAACCTCGTGATACTTCACGCCTAGCTCGTCCAACTTCGCCCTCACAAGATCCTTCGCTTCATCTATGTGGGACATCTGCCGGTTGAGTGATGCGTTTTCGCCCATGATCCTGAGAACGTCGCTCACGTCACAGATTCCAGAAAGTCTGTTGATTTGTTTCTGAAAATTAACGCACTTATAAGCAAGCGTTTGCTTTTGCAACTTCATATAATCCTCAAAGTTCTTTTCTTCCATATTCATTCAAGATTTAGTTAATAAATGGAAGAGGGAGAAATTCTCCCTCTCTTTTAGGCTTAATCTTCTGATTTACCGCCTTTGATAACCTCGAACGCTCTGTGTTCTCCGTCTGTGTTGAGCGGATTACCATACTCGTCTGAAATCTGACCCTTGTCGTTTGTGTAAACGAGCTTGTTTGTGACCTTCTCTGCCGCATCCATATAATCGAACCAATCTTTTGCTGCTAATACAAGATGTTTGTCGTTCTCCTCGTCTTCCTTGAAAGACTCTATCACGCACTCTATGATGTCTGGAGGGAGATTGTTCGTGTAGTCGTCCATCTCAGACTCGTATTGTATGTTCAGCTTTTCGAGCTCGCTTATCAGATGCTTGTATGTGCCGATGCCTCCAGTAAGAACGCTCTTTATGATTTCAGCCTCTTTCTTGGAGTACTTTTCCTGGCACTCCTTTGCGTAACCTCTCAACTCTTCGTTTGTAAATCCTTCTAGCATAATTCTAATAGTTTGGTTTAACGATCAATTGTCAGTTTCCTCCTCTTCGTTGTCGTACAGTCCGAAGACACGCATGACGTTCTTGTCAAGCTCCATCTTTCCGACGATGTAACGCTGGGTCATGTCCGTGTTCGGAACGTTGCCCTTCATGTGTCCCATCAGCAAGGAAATCTGTTCGACCGGTATTCCTCTCTTTGAGAGGTTTGTGGCGAACGATCGTCTTCCGGTGTGGGTGGAGACGAACTTCCACTTCGGTCCGCTCTTCTCCTTTCCTCCCTCGAATACCTTAACCCGCTCGTCTATTCCGCACTCACGGCACATCTTGCGGATCGTACTGTTGATGTTCGTGAGGTCCGCAATACTACGCCCATCCTCTGCTCTCAACGCAAGGAATGGTCTGAGTTCAGGACGGATTGGAACCTTAACGAGCGTGTTGCTTTTCTCGGACACATAGGATAGGAACTTGCCGCTTCTCGGCGTGTCGTCGATGACGATGTTCTCGGTTGACATTCTCTTGCAGTCACCGAACCTCGCACCTGTCAGGCACTCGATGACGAAAAGCCTCTGAACGTATCTCTCGCCGCCTCTTCTGGCTGGCCAGGCTATGATTCTCTTGATCTCCGCCTCTGTGAGATAGACCGCTTTCACCGGTACGGACTTCGCCTTGAGTATCTTTCCGAATCCGGCGCTCGGAACATCGTGCGAGTCTCCGTTCTCACGAAGAACCGCCTTAATCTCGGCGGTAATCGTTCTCACGGAGTTTGGCGCATAGTTGTGCGCCAAATCCTCCAGGAGGTCTCTCAGGTTGTCGTCCGTGATGTCGGACCATCGTGGGCTGTGTCCAAGCAGTTCCTTGAATCGGTCGATGACCTTGACCCTGCCGGGGTGTTTCCAGATGAACGCACCGAAGAAGGTGTTGTGCCTCCATTCGATGCCATGATACGAGGAGAAGTAGCCCTTCTTGATGGCTGTCTTGTACTTCTCTACCTGCTCGGCAGTGAGAAGGTTCTCCCAATCCCTTGTCTTTAGTTTGATTTCTTCTGTCATAATTCTAAAAAATTGGTTTGTTTGTGCCGCAAAGATACTATATTATTAGTATAATACTGCATCTTTGCGGCTTTTTAACTCAAAATTTAACTAACAAAACGCTCTCGGCAGGACTCGTAGCCCTGTTTCATGCCAACGATGAATGCGTCTGCCTCGTCTTCCGACTCCGACAGAAACTTCTGTTCTCCATCTACAACTACCTCGAAACGCCCGCTTGAGCATTGGTGCTTGTCTATAAGTACGCCGCTTACGTTCGTCTTGTAGCCGTCGTAGTCCGCCTCGGACATTTCCTCGATTTCTCTGATGACATCCTCGATGTTGATGCCTGAATAGTCAATAGCTTTCATAATTCTAAAATCTTATTGGTTAATAATTGTACCCCATCCTTTCGGATGAGGCTTGTTTGGCTTAGATTGGCAGGGACACGATGTATTCCTTTTTCTTCTTTCGTGTCCTGCTCTTGACGACAAATCCACAGATGTCCCTCAGATAGCCTGCGGCGTTTCCTATGAACACCTCGTTCACCACAAGCATCGGGCGTATAAGTCCCTGTCTTTGCATGAGGCTGTAGTTGATATAGTCGAATGGGTCGTCCGGGTCGTCCACCCTTCTCTCCCACTCCTTCACGTCGAGCATCTCGATGAAGTCTCCCTCCGGAGGATTCTCCATCTCAACGAAACGCTTCGGTGTCAGCAGGATAGTCTCCTTGACATCGTGTTCCAAGAAGAACTTCTGTACCACCTCGCTGAATGCGTTGGTGTCGAACTTCTTCTTTAGTACGCCTTTCTCCTTTAGGATCGCATCTGCGAAAATCACTTTTGTTGCCATATTCTACTTGATTTTAAAATGGTTAGACAATAGTGGTCAAGACCAGGCACGCATCACTGCACACCCGGTCGAAACCAATTTAAACAATTACATTACGATACTTTGGCTCCCGAAACATCTCTGAATCGGGATTTTTTGGCTTTACTCCTTCTGGTTGTAACAGAAATACACGGTCATACCTCCCGCTCTTGAGAAACCGAATCTCATCACTATCCCCGTGTCATCGCTGAGGAAGTCGATGCTGTTTCCTGTCACAGTAAGTTTCTCGTAGTTTTTGTAGTCATTCCCAGTCAGATGCTCTACGATAGTACTATGCCACGCAGAAATCTCGTCAAGCGACCACTCTTCTTCTGACAGCGTTCCTCGTTTTGTCATCCTTATTCCTAGGACATGACCGGCGTATGATGCGAAAGATGGGAACCCTCCTATGAATCCCATAGCCTCGTTCTTGCCCCATACGTAGTCGCCCTCATCGAACAAGTTCTCAACCACCCAGTCGCTCATTACATTCTTGTCGTCTATAGGAGCGGCCATTAACTCGTTGATGTTCACTTCAATCTGTTTCATAATCTTTTAGTTTTGGTTTATAGCACCCTCCGAAGAGGGGATTTCAGGACTTCAAATTAAATAAGATGCGCTTGGATGTATTCGTACTATATACGTTGTAGTTTTTATCAAAGTACATTCTATTTACTTTACTTGATTGACGAACGGGATAATTTCCATCATAAATGGTTATCTCGCAATGCGCCGCAAACGACCCTCGTTCAGAATCTGTAGGCTGAACCCAAGATTCCGAAATCGTTCTAACGCGCAATTCTTTATTTCCGACATTAATAACTTTTTCCATACTTAATCTTGTTTGGTTTGAAGTACCCTCCAAAGAGGGTGTTTGGCTACACTGGCATGATACACTTTGAAGCTATTCTGTATAGGTCGCACCAGTCCGCTTCATCAAGGCTCTCAAGGCAGAATCCTGCGTCAAGCACCGCTTTTCTGAACTTGCTTACGCTCTGAACGCCATAGTCGCAGCCATAGTACATCGCAAGGGCATTGACGATTATTGGTTTCCAACAGTCTTTTAGCTCTATTTTGCTCATACTGATTCCGTTGAATAGCTCGTTATTTTCGTGTGCAACATTTGCCGCTTCGAAAATATCATCAATTTTTGCCTCGAAGTCGCTGTAATCAACGCAGTCCTCGATGTCTGAGTCCGTGATGTTGAGCAAAATGTCTCCATCCTTCATCAAGTGCCACTCGTAGTAACTAGGAATTAACTTAACTCTTTCCATAATTCTTGTCTTATTGGTTAATGATAGCATCCCACCCGGAAAGGATGGGATTTTGGCTTTTTTGACGTGGCTCTCGGCTGCGTGCCTTCCTGTAATAGCTTGATTTGAGAAGCTATGTGCCCTGATCAGCTAATCTCGAAAGGGATTCGGTGATCAGGGCTTTAGGAGCTTCTATTGAATCTTCGCCGAGCCACCACGCCTGCACCGGCAAGGTGTTGTCTCTACGGATGAAGGACTACTTCTTCCACTCGTCAATCTTCTTACTGATAGAGATGCCTGAGTCGCTGATGAGCTGCTTCAAGACACCCATCATTCTCCAAGCCTCATTGCTCTTGCTGTACTCATTGGCCTTGTCCTCCAAGTACTTCAATGACTTCTTCTGTCCCATATACATGCCGTTATTTCGGAATGTCGCACCATGGAACATGATGAGGTTCTTGCATGTGAAGTAGGCACCAGAGCCCTTGTAGGAGTTGATGAACCATTGGCTCATCTTGGTTGAGCCCTTCATCTTCTTGCGAAGGCTATTGAACTTCACCACCGCCTCGTAGAGGTCTCTTGAGTCAGATGAGCGCTTAATCTTTCCAACAACACTCTCAAGAGGCAAGAAAACCTTCTTGTTCAAGTCCTTCACGAAGATGTTCTTTCCGCAGAATCGAACGTAAGGGATTCCGTTGCAGGTGTGCTTCCACAGACGCATCTTTCCGTCACGGCTCATGCGATATGTGAGGTTGTCATCAATGTACTGCTTTAGTACCCCGATGTACTGCTTTGCCATCTCCGCCACGGTCTCGTTGTTGAACCAACGGCTACGAGCGTTAAAGTTCTCGTTGTCGCCGTGCTTCAACATCTTGGCCTGTGCGTTCAGTTCACGCTCTACGACTCTCCATGAGTACTCATAGCCGTGGTCCTGAATCAGTTCCGCGAAGTTGCAGCCATCCTGTTCCTGTTTTCTGAGCATGTGGAACATCTGCGACATCACCCAACGACGAAAGAGGGTGTAGTGGTTGATGTAACCGTCTGCTGCCAGCTTCTTCTCGACCTCGTCCTGCATTGCGACAGGGACGGCTACGCCATCCTCAATCTTGACAACGCTGTCTGAGCCGAGAGGAAAGTAGCAGGATGTGTCGATACCCTTTGCCTTGAGTGCTGCGATGCGCATCTCCGCCTTGCTCATCATGCGAGCTTGTGTGGAGGCTGTGTTCTCTGCGACTACTCCGTTCATTACTACGTTCAAGTTCTCACCAGTGATTGTTACTGATTGTTTCATAATTCTAAAATTTAATTTTGGTTTGTAAAATAATTAATTAACTCTTGGTGGATGGGAATTTTACTTCCCACCCTTGTTTGGCTCAATCCAGTCCCTGAGGATGATGAGGTCCTTGTCAGTCGGCGACTGCCAGAACCAGCTGCCCCACTCCTCTTGCCAGGTCAATGCTCCGCACATAATCATCATCAAGACAAAGAACTCAAGTTCAAAGCGAGCAAACTCTCTTTGCTCACCGTACATCATGTCCTCGTCAGTCAATTCCTTCTCGGGCAAAGCCTTGAAGTAACTGTGACGGTGAGACTCAGAACGCTCCGACGGAACGGAGTGCTTGTAATGATTATACAGCTGTGAAATTCTAAGCATAATATTGTCAATGTCCCAGTCTTCCTTGTGAAAACAGTCCAGGGGAACGTCATGCTCACCATTCTTGATGAGGTACTTCCCGTCAACGCTAAGGCTTCTTGTCTGTAGGTTGATACGGAACTTTGCTCCATTGAGAACTAAATCTCTGCAATCTTCAATTCTTTTCATAATCTAATAGTTTGGTTAATAGCGTGCGCTCAAAGGGCTGTTGCGTGTCTGTAACAGACTGATTAAGACAGTATTTGACACTGAGTCTCACCTGGATTTAATCCAGGTTAGACTCTGTTGATTAGAACTGTCTGTATTAAATTTGCCCTCCTTGCGCACCTTTCGGCTCGCAATAGCCTATCCGTGTCTCATGCGATGCGATTATTGGCTGTAGTCGTTTGATATGTACGCCGAGTAGGATACGACGTCGGGTTTGGTATGGCCGACGTCGTATCTGATAAATCGGCGTATCTCTAAACTCCTCGCCCTTGACACGGAAGCGATAATTCACTTTGGTATGTAGGTGTACGGCTCAAGAGGACTGTTGCATTAGTATAACTCTCTGATTGTATCCAGAGGTAACGCGGGGACCACGGCAATTAGCGGTCGGTCCCCGCGTTCTATCATCTGGATAACGAACATTTCCTCTCTTGCCCGTACATTTTCGGCTTTGCAATAAGCTTAGTCTTCCTCTTGGAGAATGGCACGAACCTCTAACAGGTTGATATTCGCTGTGGATAACACCGGCGTGAATCGGGCTATATGCCGGAGGAACGCCGGTGGGTATGTACACAGTAGGAATTAAAATGCTTTCCACTTGGAAGACAACCCTCGTGCTTGGGTAGTGTCCGCACCGATGACTCGGCACATTAGTGTAAGTTTCCGATTTGGTACAGGAGTCATCCAAGATGCTGACGGTACATGTGTATCTTCAGCATCCTGGATAATACCTGTAGCATGAATCTCAGCCATCTCTGCGGACGTGGAGGTGTGCGCCTCCTATGGGAGTCAAGCGTGGCGGAACATATCTGTATTTAACTGATATTGCCTGCCTTGTGTGAAGGGTCCCATCCAAGTCTCAAGACGGATCGTCTTGGACTTGTGATGGTCCCCTTCACTTTAAGAGGCAGGATGTTGAATCCCTCGCCCTTCTCCCATGTCCCTGTTCTGGGTCTCACGGAGCGTGTCTGTTGGACGATGTTCTGCGTCTCTGTAATTTTCCGATTGTTTCCGGCGAAAGGATGACGAATACATCTCAAATATGAGATGTATTCGTCATATCTTTGCCTGAAACCAATAAATGCTCGCCATACAGACACTTCCTCGCAGCGGAAGCTAATGTCAGAGGCTCATCACCAACGTGTTGTACGCAGCCTTGCGAGTCTTCATCGCATTCTGCATACAGCCTATGGTGAGGTAGCCCTTGATTTCGCTCTCCGTCTTCTCACGGTTCGCCCTCACGTTCCTGCCACGACCTCTGGCTATACAGCCTTCCGTCTGTGTCTTCACGTACCCAAGTCCACCGACTTTTCTCTTGTTCGTCTTGACCGCACGTATGCAGTCCATAACGAACGTGTTGAGTGTGCCGATGTCCTTTTTCACGTTTACGATTGGCAGTACTTGCGTCGCCCAGGAGAACTGACCGCATCCCTTGTAGAGGTAGCGGTTCACTGAGTTCACAGCCTTGGTCATGGTGTTATCTCTTCTCTTGATCGTGCGAGACTCTATTTCCTTTTGGAAAGTCTTGATTCTCGTGGATGAGAGGGAGATGCTATGACCCTTGATGGAGAAGCCGAGGAACTTGAACCAATGCTGTGCGTCGAGATACTCAACTTTCTTTGGGTTGAGTTTCATCTGCATCTTCATCAGCTCCGTCTCCAGTATCTCCATGGCTATCGGATAGTCCTTGCCAACGAAGAGCATGTCGTCCGAATAGCGTACATAGTAGCCGTCCAGACTGGCGAGCTTCTCGTCTATGTGGTATAGGATTACGTCCGCAAGCCAAGCTGCGACACTGCATCCTTGCTTGAGCGACTGATATTTCTCACCGAGTTCATTGTCCTCGTCGAAGTAGAGGTCTGTGTGGTAGTAGTCACGGATAACGTCTATCAATGCGGACTTGCCGTGCTTCTCCTCCACCTTGTCGAACGCCCAGTCAACGTACTCTATCGGCACGCTGTCAAAGTACTTCGACAAGTCTGACTTCCACCCTTGGATTTCTCCCTCGGTGGAGCATATCTCTCGTGAGACCTCCTGCACAACACGCCCACAGCCCAAGCCCTTTTGGTAGGACGTGCATCGTGGGTGTGTCATCTCTGGCATCAGCTCGAAGAGGAGGTCGTTGGCAATCGACAGGACTACCCTGTCCACTGGTTCGTTCACATAGACTGTACGGAAGTCTCCGTTGTCCTTCGGAATCTTGGCAGTGTGCGGCGGAGCTATCTTGTACTTGCCGTCACGGATACGTCTGTAAATCTCCACTCTGACCTCTGGCTTCGTGAGCTGATACATCTGGTCTTTTCTCATGTCCTTCTTGTCTATGCCCTTTGCGATGGCGTATTTCCAACGCTCGGGCTCGAAGAACATACTGAGGATTTTGTCTTCTTTCATAATTCTAATTGTTTTGGTTTGTGTGGTGACACATGGCCACCTTTTTGGCTAAAACCAATATTCTCCAGAGCATTCGTCATAGTGAGGGTAATAATCGGATGACGCCTGGTCTGCATCGTAATCCATCTGGGCCATCTCCTCCGCTACTGCCCTATCTCCGCACTCACGGAAATATTTCTCTTCCAATTCTTTTTGCATTTCTCTTGTCATATATATAATGTTTTGGTTATTGGTAGGGAGATTACTCTCCCCGTTTGGCTAGTCGATGTGTTGATAAGTCTCGCCGTTCTCTTTCTCGTAATAGGTGTAGAATTCCTGATCATCTTCTATCTCTACTTTTTCTCCGCAGAAATCGTCGTTATCAAGAATAATATCGCTATTATTATAGGCATCCTGCACTTTCTGTACGGCTTCATTCTCGCTCTCAGCATCAACACTGACTACCTTGTTCAAAGTCTCTGTGACTGATACATAATATTTCTTCATAATTCTTAAAATTTGGTTAATATTGTTCCGTTGTCGGTGTCGCTCCGATTATGGTTTCTATCCCCAACGGATAAGCCGTATTACTCTGGTTTCTTGTAGTAACAGCGCACTTCGTAGCCGTTCTCGACAAGAATGTTTAGAAGGGTCTGTGCGCTCTTGTAAAAGAGATTCAGTTCAATGCTTACAACCTCATCATCAAAGAATAGTCGTTTGTGGTTCTTGATGATGTTGTCACAATGTTTCTTGTCGGCGAAGAAATTATACATCACGTATCTCTCTTCATCATTCTGCTTGTATTCGCAAAGAAAGATGGCGAGAGCATTTCCGGAGTAAATGTTTACGTTGAACTTCTTTCCTTTCTGTCTGATGGTAAGTTTACCCATCTTGTCTTTCCAATTCCATTGTAATGCCATATTCTTAATAATTTATTGGTTAATAATGTCAGAGGGATTGCTCCCTCCGTTTTTAGGCATTAAGCCAGGCTTCCTCCGCTTCTTCTGTATGGAGAGTAATAACATCGTTCCATAGCTTTTCAAGATGATAAAATATTTTCTGAAAGGCAATAGGCGTAGTCGATACATCTACTCTCTTTCCAAGATAAGAACGCATTCCAAACTCATCAAAATCCCACGTACAACGTATCATTCCGTCTTCTGTAGGCGTACATCCGAGAAATGTGCCATACGTCTGTTTCTGCTCTCTCATACGCCTTGGGTATGGGAAATACATACTCCACGCATCCACACAATCACGAGATTTCTTTCTCGTGTCATGATAAAGTCTTGCTTTCATAATTCTTTGTAATTTGGTTTGTAGTGGTAGCCGAAGCTACCGGGTTTAGGCTGCGCCCTTTGGTTCAAGGTCGTTCTCGTCGATTACCATCTGCATCAGCTCGTCTGCGTCATCGTAGAATCCGCAGCAAGAGTCCACAACCTCCCACTCGAACGTATCGACATCTGTCTTCTCCTCGTTCTCGTAGTGCTTGGTGAATCTCACCTTCTTCTCCAATGTGAAGGAGATGACATCGCCCCACATCCACTTTTCGAGAATCTTTGACTCGCCATTCATCGCATCCACCGCACGCTCACGCCATTTCTTCGTGTCCGTGTCACACAGGTACTTGAATCGCTCGATGTCGCAGTAGGCTATCCCATCTGCGTAGTCTCCCTGGCAATAGCCACGGGTAGAGAACTCAGTGAAGGCAATCTCCTTCTGGTAGTGATAAAGCAAGTGCTTGAAGTCATCCTCGCCGAGGTTGTCGCAGATTTCTTCCGTAAAGTCGAAACTATGATACTCGTCCGGATGTAAGTCAAGCAAAGGCCACTCTGACCTCTTGTCTGTTCTTCTGTCGTATGAGTAGAGGAACCAAAACTTGTCGCTCTTGCTATACTCAAAGAACAAGTCGTCGCACTCACTGCTGTTGATGTACTTGATGATGTTCTTCTGAGATACGTACTTGCAGACCAAGTCCTTTAGCGCATCCTCCAATGAGCGGGGGTCGCAGGACAAGTCTTCTGTATCTGAATAAGACGAAAGCCTCATTTCACTTGGGCAGTCATTGAACTCCCAGATAAAGTGACCGAGCATATCCCAGTCCTTTGTAGGACACTCTGCGTAATCGTCTCTTTCGATGGTGATTCTGTAATCGCCAATCTCCTTGCGCTCTAAATAGTCATTCTCCATAATCTAATCTGTTTAAATGGTCAATAATTGTATCATTTTCCCAAGGGTGGGAAAATGATGGTGTTTAGCCTTCCACGTATTCGTCAACCTCCTCTTCCTCCAAGTCGTAATGAAGCTCCTGTAGGTCGTTGGAGAAATTGTATTCGATGGCGAACGTTCCGAATGCCTCGAAAAACCAGGATGATAGAAACTCTCTGTCATCATTTGCTCTCTCGCTGTCCTCCGCCGCGTCCAGACGATTGATCATGTCTGGGACCAGGTCGAAGAACTCCTTCAGGTCGCCGTCGTACTCGCTCGCCCACATCGTACCAGTCCTGTACTTAGGATAGTCGTAGTCGATGTCGCTGAAATTACTCTCGATGCGATGGTCCTCCTGGTGAAGATACTTCTTCATTTCCTTGTTCGTCTCGATTGCGAACTCGTATGCTCTGTTTTCGAGGAACTCTTGTTCTCCGTACAAGGCGTTGATGTACTGCTCGAACTCCTCATTGTCATCGTATTTGTCGAGGCATTCCTTGTAGAGATTGTAAATCTCCTTGGCAAATGCCTCCACGCCGATGTAGTCCGCTGTCTCGCCAGTCACATTGCCATCTCGGTCGGTAGTGACGCTCACAATGTTCTTTCGTAATTTCATAATCTAATTGTTTTGGTTGATAACTGTTCCCTCCGAAGAGGGAGATTTTAGCTGATTAAACTCTCGTTGAGAGTGTAAACGTCAATGTCGTACTCAAATCCCGTGTTATTGCACTGGGATTGATGGTGGCACCCACGCAACTCCTCAACTTGCTCTTTCGTCGCTCCGTCGTCCTTGGCGATTTTGCAGCATCTTCTTATACTGCCTGCTACAACGAGCAAGTCCCTGCTGTCTTTGCTGTGCCACTCGTCCGTTCGGTAGAGTGCATAAACTTTCTTTGCCATAATAGTTACTTTTTATAGTTACAAACAATTATGTCCCCATCAAATCCGATATGATATGGGCATCTTTGGCAAGCCGTAACCATTCCGACTGCCAGCAATTTTTGAAACTTCGGGTTAGGGCACTTCTCGCCCATACCGGCTCTTGTAATCTCTATTCTCTTCATAATTCTTTGATAATTGGTTAATAGAAATCCCCACCATCAGGCAGGGATTGGTTTGGCTTAGCCCTCACGCAGCTGGCTCTCCTTTGCGGCGTTCTCCAAGGTTGTCTCAGTTGATACGCCCTTCCACATCGTTCCGAAGTGGTCCACGCATAGAATCCATAGGTCAAGCTTGTCTGAGTATGAGAAGATGAGGTCAGGGAAATGTTCCTGCATATATTCCTTGTCTTCCTCGCTCATGTTGGTGAGGAACCATTGGAATATCGTGCAGCGTTCAATGTTCTCCTCTTCCCATGACTCAGGGTACTCGATGTTCTCATACACAGTGTAGTCAACCTCGCAAATGTTGTTGCAGAGGATGAATGCGCTTCCTAGCCAGTGTACGGCTGTGTAATAATCTGTTATCATAATTCTAAAGTTTTGGTAATTATCGTACTCCCCAAATGATTGGGGAGATTTTTAGGCTTTCTTCTTCGGACGCTTGAAGTCAATGACAAATCTGTCCATCACCTTCGTGTCCACGTCGTGCTTGATTTTTCCGCCGATGTAGGAGACACACCGCATCGTGCTCGACACTCCGCATCCTCCCGTCATGAAATATGGGAGGACATCGTAGTCGGACATTTCGAGACCATACGGGATTTTCCCTTCCTCCTTGCGTTTCTTGCTCATCTTGCGCCTAGCCTCATAGAGGTTTCTTGTCAAGATGATATTCAGCGCAGAGGAGAGGCATGAGCTTAGCTTGTCGTATCCGCAACCGCCTGCGTAGGCAACGTTCTCCTGTGAGTGATAGCCCTTCTCGTCGTGCCATCTTGCGTCAGCTCTTGGGCACAACCCAAAAATCTTAGACTCTCTCCATGTGAGCGTCACAACAAGATGGTCAACGAAAGGGGCGGTGCATCTAGCCTCGCTCTCGGCGTTGAGCTTTTCAAGGTGTTTCATCCACCCTCGCTCGGTCTTGTAGCCTCCGTGGCCGGACTTTAGCTTGGCCATCGTGAGATACGGGAACTGCTTCTGTAATTCTCTTGCGTTCATAATTCTGTAATTAAATGGTTAAACAATAGGCAGTGGGAGAAAACTCTCCCACCTCGTTCAGCGTTCTCTGTTCAGGATCTGCTGCACCTTTCTCTCGGCACGGCCTATTCTCCTGAAATAGTCCTTCTTGTCAAGCTTCCTGCGTGCGCAGTCCTCCCTGATGACCTCCTTGTGCGCCGTCATCAGGCGATGGAGGAACATAACGTCTCCCTGTGTCATAATTCTAAAGTTTTATTGGTTAATAATTGGAGGCGTAGCAAATAACTACGCCGGGTCTAGTCTAAAGCTGTACGTTTGAAGCCACTCGCAATTTAAGGCACTGTGGAAATCCTCTGCGGCTCTCTCTCCCCATCCTCGTGGTTTGTACGCGTCTTCTTTCAAATACTTCTCTACAAGCTTCTCTAACCGAGTCTTTTCTTCTGTTGTCATAATATATTCTGTTTTGGTTTTTGGTAGGCGGTGACAAAGCACCGCCCGGTTTTAGGCTAGCTTGTTCATCCAGTTCGAGATGAAGTAGTCGATGCCTCGCAGCGTCTTGTCGTAGCTTTTCTCCCCTTTGTATCTGTATGTGGGGAAGCTGAAAGTTTCCACCTTCAGGATTTCTTGCGAGGGATCCAACACGTCACTCTTGACGTATATTGTCATGCTAACTCCAAACTTGTAGCATCCAGCGTCAACCTCAGTGGTGAAATGCCTGTTTAACGCCAGGCTCCTCTGGATCTCGTGTAACTTCGGGAGCACGTTCTTATAGATAAAGCCGAGTCCCTTGATTTCTTTCTCTGTCATATCCTTGATTTTTTTTGGTTAAACATAGTATGCGTGGGAAAACGCCCACGCACGTGGTTTGGCCTTACGCTCCCTTGTCTCCGTTCAGCCAGATGAACTGTGTCAGCAGGTCATACTTACCTATCATCTCGTGACGTGTGTCAGAGGCGTGGAACCTCTGTGCCTCCGAGTCCACAATCTCGTTTCCAATACCCCCACGTGCATGCAGCACGCACGCAAATGAGCCTCTCCTTGTGGCACGGATGGAGCAAGAGAGATTATCGTACTCCCTGATTATCCACTCCATCAGTCCGTAGCACTTCTGCCTGAACTCCATGAGCAATAATTCGTTCTGTTTCATAATTCTAATTTTGGTTTCATGGCACCCACACGGAAGGTGTGGGATTTTTGGCTCAGTCCTTGTCGAGACAGATGATGGCGGCGAGACCATTCTCCGTGTAGAAAATGTCTATATTCTCCTCGCTCAACTCCGAGTTTACCCAGTCCATTGTGAACCGAATATCCCCGAAGTCCGAGTCGCCGGAATATACCACGCAGTACGTGCCAGGCTCCACGAGGAGGATGTCATTGCACCCGGCGAAGGCCTCCTTCTGCTCGCACTCCTCCTGTACGTAAACGATGTCATAGCGGGTGTTGTCTATCCCGTCTCTGTTGATCTTGTCCATCAGCTCGATGACTTGTTGCTTTGTAATCTCTTTCATAATCGTAATCTTTTAAATTGGTTAGTACTAGAAATCCCACACCCAATGGGCGTGGGACGATTTCAGCGTTGCTTTCCTCTGTGGAGGATCGCGTCAACCTGGCACTGGTGTGGGTAGTCCGTAACGTCGGCGAACCCATCCTGCTCGCCATAGTACCGGGCCATTCTCCACAGCTCCGCGTCGGAGCACTCCCAGATGTTCTCGTAGTAAGCTGGCTGCTGCAAGCCCTCGTTGCCTCGGCAATACTCGATGAACACGCGAAGCTCCGACTTCTCTCCCTCGGAGTAGCCGAGGGAATTTGATACGTTCGCTTCCTTCTCGCAAGATGCGAGCGTAGCCACCACGATGGCGGCTGTCAAAATAGCCTTTTTCATAATCCTTGTAATTTAAATGGTTCGTAATAATTATCGTACTGCCCAGTTTCCCGGGCAGTGATTTCGGCTGAAATTCTCCAAGCACAATTATCGTACTTCCCACATTACTCAGTTCATGGGGAGGATGAAATTCTCCAGGCGGAGCGTGGAACGCCACAGCTCTCTGAAATACCACCTGCCAATTATCGTACTGCTCCAGAAATAACCAAGCGCAAGGGAGTAAAGAATCCCAAGCGCAACGGCAATTATCGTACTGCCAAGAAGCAGCACGCACGGAGCGAACTGAAAAAACCCAAGCACAATTATCGCACTTGAGTAAATGATCTGTCTTGCTGTCATAATTCTAAAAATATTGGTAATTGTGTTCCGTAGCCACACGACAATTATCGTACTGGCTACGGATTTTAGGCATCACGGAATATAAGCCAACACAAGGGTATTGTTGTTCCATGAGACAAACTCGACATGAGAGTATCTCTCCTGTCTGTCAGCGATTAATGATTCCATCATTCCCTGACTTCTGCAATCTAAATGTAGCGTACTCATAATTCTAATAATTTTGGTTATTGTTCCCTACAAATGTAGGGAGATTTCAGGCTTATTGTATTCCGGCAGACCAAGCGAATCTTTCTTCTTCATCATTCAGCCTGTAGATACTGGAAAGCATACCAAACAGGCGAGGGCTGCTGTTAACGAGCTCATTGTAGGCATCCTCTGCGCTCTGTTCTGTTACATTTATACGTACAAGCGTCTTTCCTATCTTCTTCAAAATCTGTTCTTTCATAATTCTAATTTTAAAATGGTTTGTAATTGTAGAGCGGAGATTTCTCCCCGCCCCATTAGCCAGGATGTGCATCTTTGCACCACGTTTTATCCTTATCGTCTTAACCACGTGGCTCACACCCTACAGTTATTTGGGAGCTGCATCCCGTCAGTTTCTCTCGCCGCAAACTATTACGTTACCTGTGCCAACTGACAACACATTTCGGGTAGCTCTCTCTTGTCGGATATACCTCACGTGGGATATAGCTACTTTACCCACGGTGGGAGATTTCCAACCACTGGAGCCCTCCCACAACTAGCTCGGACAATTCGGGAACACGTCCCACGATGCCCACTCGCTAGAATATGAATTATGATTTTCTTTGTCTATCACTGAATGCTTCCAAAGTTACATTTCTGTCTCTCTGCGCTATCAGTGGGAGAGTTCTTCTCTCCTATCGTTCCCCATGCTTTTCTGCATGGCTCTCCAAGGCTACGACTTCTAACTCTCACCGCGTGCCTCTCGCTTTCAGCACCACGGCGGCTCCTTGTTCTCACGTCTCTCGATGGGGTCTGTGCCACTCCTTATTCTCTCGAACTTATATTTTGCCGAGACGTTCACTCTCTGTAATTTGTCCCTAGCTCTCTCGCTAGCTCAAGCCCACACACCACGGCAAGGTTTACAGAAAACGTGTGGGAAAATTTGGGCACGACAGCCCGCGCTCGAAAAATTATCCGAGCGTAAAAAACAGGGTACGACGACCCGACCAAAATTTATAAATCCTGGCTAAAATCTCCCTGAGGGTGTCCTTTCGAGGACTCCCTCAGGGCGAAACTTGTAGGGTTGTTAGGTGGGAGTTATTCCCCGCCTAACTCTTTCATTTGTGCTTGCATAGCTTCCAACTCTTTTTGCTTGGCTGCCATTTGTGCGCGCAGGTCGTCAATGCTTGCCTTTTTCTTGCGTGCAACCTTTGAGCCACTCACAAAGGAATCGTGCAACGCTTTCAACTTGCTACCAAGTTTTTGGGGTGTGTCGATGATAGCCGTTTGTTCGTCCTTGTTGTTCTCATCAAACCAAGCAAAGAAAGCACTCAATTTATGAGTGTGCGAGAACTCACTAACAGCCGTGCGCACACACTCCGTCTGCAAGTTGAGGTAAAGGCTGTCGCCTAACACCACACTATTTGCGGCTTTTTTGTAGGCTCTCTTTGCAGCCTCCAAAGCCTTTGCAGCCTCTATCAAATCAGCGTCTTTGCTTGTGTTGAGTAACTCGCTTTTGTAAGCGTTCAAGGTAGCCAAAGAATCTACCACGTTTTCATTAGCGGAAATTTCCACTACATACTTCTTTGTGTCCATATTACCAAAATTTTAAGGGCACGTACCGAATAGGCGGTACACCTTTCGCCCGTCGTGGGCTTGTGCCAGGAAGCACGATATACCCTATATAGGGTATTAGCAATATTAACTTTGCGATGCAAAGATACGACAATTTTACGATATATGCAAATTATTTGTGTTAAATCTTTAATCGTAAATGCTTGATATTCAAATAGTTACATTTTTAACATAAAGCCAAAATAGCCCTTTTTAGTTGCGTATATGTAACTATAATATAGTATAAATGTTAATATTTAACACTTCTAACAAGTTCAAAAATACCCTTTTCGTGCGTGCCTATTTGTTGGCAAATAACATCATCTATAAGGCTATATAAATGGCGCGTAACGTGTTAAATATTAGTTAGTTATTACTTATACGTTGGGCATTTTATAAGGGCTTAAATCGGCTTTAAATGTGGTGTGGTATCTTTTGGTTGCTTGGCATCCGCTTATTATATTAGTTTCCTTTTGTGTGTTGGTATCTATTGGTAACTATGCATTTCCTCTTCCTCCTCCTCTGTCTCCTCTGTCTATATCAATTACAATGTAAATAAAAATAACTTTTTACAAACTTCTTGATTTGTCAAATAATCGGTCATTTTGTATAAATATGCGTGTTAATATATTTTACGTATAAATATGCAGATATTAACAAATGAATAAATATGCGTGAAACAATTTAGAAATGAATAAATATTATATTTTGTGCTCTGTAATGTGCTGATTTATAGAGCGTTATGAGGGCTACAAAATTAATATAATATAGGCAAAGCGTGAAACATTTTTAAGGGTAAAATATACACTTATAGTATATATTATAGTATATAATATAGGATATTTTGTACGTATTTTTCGCAAAGGTAGGGGGTGCCCCCTTTCGGGTACACATTTTGGGGTCTAGGTCGCCTTACGTAAAATTTTTTTCTTCCATTTTTTTTCTTTTCTGATTTTTCAACCTATTGTTGTAAACATTAATTACTTTTTATCGTCAACTTCCAATTATGCATATTTATACATCGTAATCAGTTCATCGTCATCCTCAAAATCATCATCCCATCCTACATCACCTCTATAAAACGTATATTTATCCGAAACTATGCAGTATATTAAAATTGTATAAAAATACACGTATTTATTATATTTCCGTATATTATTTCGGATATTTTGTATATTTTTGCAAAGTCTTCTTGATATATAGGCGTTCTATGGGATATTACGCCGAAATCGGGCGGATTGTACGGAAGTCCCTTAAACAAAGGGAATATCATACACATATCATACGAAAAATCGAAACAGAGGAAAGGAATATGGAAAAAGGCATAGCCATAGACAGTCTGCACAGCCAGCTGGTCACGTTGTCGAGGGACGGCAGTTACTCCTTCGACAGGTTCCGTGACGACTGGGGAAGGGCGAACTCGCAGAAGTACAACATGATGAAGGCCGACTTCTCCAAGGAGATCAGGAAGCTCGCCATGCATGCGCCCGTGAAATACTACAACGGGTGCTTCTACCTGTACAACGGGAAGATATACGAGGCAGTTGACCAGTCCATCGTGGAGCAGGCGTACCAGCTGCTGCTCACCGACCTCTACATAGCGCCGATGATCTACAACACGAGCGTCAGGAAGGACGTGTTCCTCGCCACCATCAGCTGCTACAACGTGCTCAGGCCAAGCTTCTCCATCGTAGCGTTCAGGAACGGAGTGGTTGACTTCGGGAGCGGAAGGAAGAACCCTACGCTGCTTCCGTTCTCGCCCGACTACCATGTCACCTACTACCATCCGTATGACTTCGACCTGAAGGCCAAGTGCCCAAGGTTCGACAACTTCATACACGAGGTGCTGCCGGACAGGACGTCCAGGATGATACTCCAGATGTTCCTTGGGCTCGGCCTGGTGGAGAGGGGCATGGCGTACAACCTCTACGGAGGCGGTGCTTCCTCGAAGGTGGAGATGTGCCTGCTGCTCATCGGCGGAGGGGCGAACGGGAAGAGCGTGCTCTTCGACATAGCGTGCGCCCTCTTCGGGAACGACAAGGTCAGCAAGATGGACTACTCTGAGCTGACCGCCGACGGGGACGAGGGGATGAGGGGAAGGTACCCTATCCGCAACGCCATATTCAACTGGTCGTCCGACTCCGACCCAAGGAAGTTCGGCAGGAAGAACACCGGAATGTTCAAGAGGATGGTGTCCGGGGAGCCGATACCCATCAGGAGCCTAGGCAAGAACATATCCGAGCCAGAGTCGGTCCCCTACCTCATCTTCGCCCTCAACGACCTCCCGCTCTCTGACGACGCCTCGCTGGGGTTCATCAGGAGGCTACAGTACGTGTCCTTCGACGTCACCATCCCGAAGGAGAGGCAGGACCCGGAGCTCGCCGGCAAGATCATAGAGAAGGAGCTGAGCGGGGTGTTCAACTGGGTGTTCCGCGGGTCCTTGGAGATCAGGAGGCGCAAGTTCCAGTTCCCTGCCGCCGAGGGGAGCCTCATGCAGCTGCTTCGCTCGATGATCGGGAGCCAGCCCGTGCGTGCGTGGGTACGTGCCTACGGAATAGGCAACGAGGCGCAGACCAGGGGCGAGGTGTCATGGTGGTGCAAGGCCTCGTTCCTCTATGAGAGGTTCGTCCAGTTCTGCCGTGACAACGACCAGGAGGAGAAGTCCATCCCATCCATCCAGAAGTTCGGCCGTGACATGGTGAACGTTCTCGGATTCGACAGGAGGACGACCAAGAACTGCAAGGAATACAAGCTCTTCCGTGTCACGGAGCCAGACCTGAAGGAGACGGTCCTCATCGAGCAGGTGCAGCTTCCTGGCGAGTGCGACGAGCCGGAGGACGAGGAATTTATCAAGGACGACGACTAGGCTTATGGACAGGGAGTACATCAGGAGAATTGTCAGGAGACTGACTGCGGAGCGTAGCGAGAAGCACCTCTACCCCATTAACATAGACGTCAACCGTGTCGTGGCTGTCATAAGGGACGAGGCCCTGGAGACCATGCGCTCCATGTGCAGGGACGGGGAGCTATCGGTATCGAGGACGGTCAACGGCGCATCAGTAAAATGTGTATAGATTATGAATGACGTCAAGATATACGACTCATCATCCATCCCGAATGGAGACTTCTTTCACAAGCAGTGGGCAAAGCCAATCGTCATGCTGGACGGAGAGCCTATCTCCTCCGACATAGAGGATATTGAGCTAGAGATCCCAGGCGACATGAAGCTGGACTCCGTTCCGCAACTCCACGAGGTGCATCATTCCTTCACAATCGAGCTTAGCAAGGAGGAATCCGATAAACTATCCAGGGTGCTCTGGCTGGACAAGATGGAATGGCTCACGCATCAGTTGAACACGGTATGGAAGAACAAATTCTTTAAGACATGAAAAATAAAGGATATTTTGAATACAGAAACGACATATACCCTCGCAGACTTTGGGTTATAGTCGGAGCGTACAAGGAACTTGTGGAGGAAAATTTCCTTGATAATGATGGGAAACCTTTGCAATATGGGGATGAGGGAGGCTTTGACGGAAGGACTTTTTCTAACGTGAGATCCAAGGATGGCGGATATTTCGGGAACCTTGTGATATTCCCTAGCAAGAAGTGCATGACAATGGGTGTCATTTGCCACGAAGCCCTTCACGTTTTGTCCGCATTGAATGATTCGCTTGGATTGGAATGGGATTACAATGGTTCGAATGAACATCAAGCATATCTGATGGGATGGATTGGCTCCTGTATCAATAAGGCTCGATTGAGTCAAGGTGAATTTATTGAGGTAGAGCATGACAAAGACTGATTTCAGGTGCAAGGACTGCATCTATTACCTAAACGGAACGTGCAAGCACTCAGGCGAGTACAGGACCACGAAGTCTGACAATGCGGCTTGCGTGAACTTTGAGTGGATTAATATTAAAATTTAAAATATAGTTATTATGAGTTTGCCATTTGGAAAGAAAGTCTATACTAGGCATTTTTGCCTACTGAAGACAAGCAAGAGCCTGTCGAAGAAAGAGGTCGCCGAGCTGAGGAAGGATATTCCGGCCGACATAGCGAAGCACCTTCAAAGAGGCTCATTGCCTTATATCAAGGTATCCGACATATCTGGCATGTGGGCCGTGGAGTTCGCCATCGGAACATCAATGTTCCAAGCTTTCGACGAACTGAACCCGGCGCAAGTCGGCGACCATCTTGAGTTGGTCGGAAACGAGGCTAACGGGGTTGAGGCTACGGTGCAGCTTATGTTCGCCGACACGACTCTCCTTGGCGACGACGAGTACGTGACAGGGAAGCTGAAACTTCGTGACGAGTACATCAAGCGTGAGGCTGAGCGCAGGAACGCCGCCGCAGACGCAGGCAAGACCGAGGAACAGCTTCGCGAGGAAAGCGATGAGGCTACGCAAGAGGTGGCCGACCGAGACAAGCACGCCGATACCATCTTGGAGATGGGCAAGCACATCAAGGAAGGAGGTGAGTGATGACAGACGATAAATACCTTATCTCAATCATACAGGATCACACCTCGATGCAGGCCGCCTTGTATATGATAGCCGATGCCATCGAGTCTAAGAATCTTCCAGATCAAGCCTATCTTCCTTGCTTCAACGATCAGGACATAGAGGCTGTTGTTACCCTTTGCCTTGAGCTTGCCACAGGCAAAAAATACGATTAATTTTCTATTCTCTTTTTTTACTTACATAATTTCATAATAGTTTTGGTTAAAAGTGAAGGGGTGTCATCTGTGAAGACGGCACCCCTTGTTGAACCAAATTTTAGAATTACGAAACAGACTGCGAGAGCTGTAACGAAATCTGGTCGCAAAGTTAAGTATTTTTACTTGAATAAAGACAAATTTAGATGGATTTTACTAAACTTTAACCTTTCTTTAGCTGAAAATCAGCCTTTCCGTTCTTGAACAACAAGCACTCTGCACATGAATTTGGATAGTTTGCAGGAATGAAAAAGTGGACTGTCGTGTCTTCGGTCTGCAACTCGTCTTGTTTGATCTTGGAATAGTCGGCTATCATCGCAGTGGTCTTTTGCCACTCTGGGGACCCAAGTTTCTGCTTTCGTTGGGCAATGACAAGGTTCTTCATAATCTCCTCCTTTGATGTCGCTCTAGCCAGCTCCTCTGGGGTTAAGTCGTCTCCACCATTCTTTTCCCTGACACCGACAACCTCGGAAATCCTCTTCTGAACAGACTCCAGTGACTCCAGCTTGTTCATTTCTCGCTCCAATACGTCTTTCGTCCAGTTGCATCCGTGTCCTTGGAACGCTATCATCCAACTGTTGCGAATAGACAAGCCGGAGCCTCTGAGGCTCGCGTAGATGTAGTACCTGACATCCTTCATGCCAAGTTTCTTCGCCTTTCCGTAAACGTCAGGCGTAAGGTTGTATCCTGTAATTTCTCCGTCCATGATTTCAATCTTTAAAGTTTAACGTTTGCTGCATTCGTGCAGCTTCCAAATTCCCAACTGATTTTCCGCTTATCCACCAGTCGAAGGCTTCTCCTGGAGTAAAATGTAATTCAGAATTTATCATAGTTATTGTGCTCTGTTGTCCTTGAATACAAATTGAGTGTAACAGACACACCCAACATGAAAGGGTGGGTATGGATCTCTGAAAGAATGAACGCCCGCATCGACTTCGTTCTGACAAGTCTCACAAGGATAGGATGAGCCACGGAAAACATTGAATCCTATTGCCCCAATCTCCTGCCCATACTCTTGCTCCGCCTGCCCCCACGCTATCGAGATGACCTGCTTGGAGTTTCTCACGATGTTCTGATATGCGTTTCGGAACACACCCTTGCCGTATGATGGCGTGGCGATGTTGATGTCCTTCTTCCGGGCTTTCGTCACCACAGATGTCCTGTATGGGTCCTTGTAGCCAGTTCGGATTGAGGAGAGAATCTGTTGATCGTTGTATCCCATCATAGTGCCAGCCTTAACCATTCTCACGATGTCCTCGGCGAAGTTTGAGAGGTATGTGGTGTTCCTCTCGTTCAATGTTTTTCCGTATATGTCGCCCACAAGGAAACTCTCGATGTTATCAGTACCAATGCCGAGAATCTTGCACGAAGCCTTTGCGTAGGCTCCAGTGTAAGACTCTATGTCACTAGAAGCTGTTGCGGCTATGTTCTTGGCGTCAGATAGGAAGGAGGACTCATTCCTGAGCCTTCCCCCTACCCTATATTTTTTTGATGCGCTCACTATCTTCCTCGCCACATCGAAGAGGATTGTCTGCAAGTGGCTCTCGCAGTTCCTGAGTGCCCGGGAACGTTTCCTGCTGTAATCGACTGAACGTTTTAACTCATTATTCATTTGCATACCTCCATATATATCCATGCGCTGTTTTGAGATTTCCCTTACAACAGTTTGTTATGTCTGAATTTCTTTTTCTTTTACCAAGGTGGTCCGCTGCGTCATTTACGCTTTCGAATCTCTGTATGAAATTTCCGTTCAAGTCAAATTGAAGAACCGAAACTCTTCTTCTTGGTCCAGATTTCTTTGGAGAATACGAAAATGGGTCTCCTTCGTATCTCCAGACATATCCGTATGCGGAATTGTTCTTATGCAAAACGCAAGAACATACGGAGGTATTCCTTCCGAAAATTTTCTTTATTTCAGGAAGACCTCCGTCAAACGTTTTTAATAACTTGCCGTCAAGAGAATACTGATTAACCTTAAAGTCGTTTCCTCTTTTCTTTACTGTGATTTTAAAATCAGGATGTTCATTGTAAAATCGTATTAAAGATTCTCTTCTTTTCTTTCTAGCAGTTCCGTATGTGCAATTATACTCATACGTACACCACTCCAAGTTCCCGAGAACGGAATTAGATCTGTCCTCGTCAATATGATTAACGCATGGGTAATTATTAGGATTTGGGATAAAAGCCTTAGCTATCAATCTATGGATACTAAAAGACTTATTCTTTTCTCCCACCCACAAGTTTACTTGTGGGTATCCGGTGCTGCTGCACACTTTGACTTTCATAAGCTTCTCCTTTCGGTGTACGTGTCTGCCGATAGAATCTACAATGTCGCAAGCTAATGATTTTACCCTTCCAAGAGAGCTGATCATATAACGATCCTCTAAGCCAACCACAGGCTTCCAAATTTCTTTTTCTGATTTCATATCCCGAATAATTAAATTAGTCTCGAAAAATACAGAAGAGGAAGGGTGTCGAGATTTCACCCTTATCAACTGGTAGCTACTCCAGCCTATCCTCTCTGCAAATATACAAAAAATATCGCATATTTATGCATTTATACATATTTTTATGCGGTATTTTTTTAATGCTTACTGTTCCAATTATCCCAATTTTTTTCAGAGCCATCTTTTCTGTTGCCCCAATGATCGGTATCTACCGTCCTTGGTCTTCCAGCCTTCCTGCCATTCCCTGTGCGAACGTTGCCGCTGGTGCCTCCATTAATCTTTGCCTCGGCTTCCTTCTCCTCGATGGCATTCTGTGTCTCGTTGTCGGCGCGCTCAATGTCAACGAGAAGGTCTTGTTCCTGCTCCTCCTTCTTCTCCTTGACGATGCGCTCCCACTCACCTGTCTTAGGGAAGTCCGGGCAACGCTCGGATGCAGTCTGTTTGGAGAGGAATCCGTTCTGTACGGCAGTAGATAGGTTCGTCATGGTCTCCGTCTTGTTCTGGTGGATATAGATCTCTATCCAGAAGTTGATGTCAAGACCAGTCATTGAGGCCATGCAGTTCTCTTCGGTTCCGATTCCGAACTTGCAGATCCTGACCAGCTCCTCCAGGAACGGATATAACTTCTGCGAGTCGTTGGTAGCCATCTCCACGGCAGGCGAATAGAGAAGCTTGATTGCCACACCAGGAAGGTCTCCTGATTTCAACTCAGGTGGCTTCACAGTGAATGAAAGCTCATAGATGAGGTCGTATGACTTGTTGAGCTGGGTGGCGAAGGCATCGGATGCGTCCGTTCCGTTCAGGAACTTTGCGTCGTTCTCGCCGCTGTCTCCTCCGATGGCTATCGTCTTCGCCGCACCGCTTGGATCTCCCTTTACCTCGACGTCGCCGTCTCCGATGAGTGTGAGGATAGGGAATGCATAGGCCTTGTTGTTCTCACAGAGATACGAGAACGCCTCCTCGTAGTCCTCGATGTTCTTCTGAACCTGAGACCAGCACGGTCCGTCATCGTTCCTGATATATGCCACTGGTATGAACTGAAACCCATGCTCCTTCTCCTCGACGCACGTGTATCCGTTTATTCCGAAGATCCTGGCGATGGTCTTGATGGTCTCTTTTACCGTTCCCTCGTTGATGCCTCGGCGGAAACGATACATTTTGGTGTCGTCCCAGACCTCTACCCACTCTACCCTTGCCGTTCCGCCGTCGTCGTAGTCATAATACTTCCTCGCGAAGCAAACCAATTCTCCGGTAAGCGGGTCAAAGTGGGGATAGAGTACGTCTCCCTTGTCGAAGGAAAGAGTCCTTGCGCCAAACTTCCCTTTCTTGTCGAAATATCCGACAATGGCACAGTCCGCAACCTTCATGTAGGCGGATACAGCCTCGAAGAAGCGAATCTCCAGATGGTGCATGAGCCATCCCTTCTTAAACTTGTTCAACAGCCTCTGGCATTCCTCGCAATCATCGCCGTGCTCGTCGTCGCTCAACTCGAACTGAACGTCATTTCCGGTGAGGTGCAAGACGTGCTTGACGTGGATGAGTTGCTGGAATGCGAAGGCGGTTCTCTGGATTTTCTGCCTGTACCACTTTCCGTCGTCCGGGTTCTGTTTCCAAATGTCCGGATACTCATTCGGGTCGAATATCCTGTGTGCAGTTGGGTAGAACTCACGGAGGAAATCCTTCTGGGTCTTTACCTTGAAGTATAACGTGTCATCCTCCAGCATACTGACATCGTCTGAGTCCGACACCTTTTCGCTAACTGACATTCCGTGGTCCATATAACCATCAGGTGTCATCTCGAAGAAGGGCTTCTTGACAAGAATCTCCCTCAGTTTCTTTTCGTTTATAACATCCATAATCCTTTTACCTTTTTATGTTTCTTCTTTGTTAGGGTGAATATCATTCTGTAGAACAGCGACTCGAAGAAGTCTGGCGAGTGCCCTACGTACTTCTTGGCTTCTTTTTTCTTTATTAGCCTGAATGCCGAGTCGTCCGAAGTCTCGTCTCTTCTCAGCATTTTTCTTTCCTTCATCAGGATTTGGCGCAAGGGGACTTTCTCGAAGTCTTTTCCGGAATATTTCCTGTCAAGAAGATCTCTGTCAATAGATATTTTTCTGTCCTTGACGGCAAGATAGAATAGAAATGCACACTGTGACTTTAAGTCCTTGTATAGCTTTTTAACGCCATCCTCCTCCTTTCTGTTTCCTGCTATTGGCGCAGCTTGGTTGTTGAATGGGATTGCTTCTGGAAAGAAACCTTTGAAGTATTGGCCGATACCCTGCATATCGTATGTAAAGTTGCATTCTCGCACGCCCCATTCCCTCAGTTTTGCGGAAACCACCGATACTAGCGTTCTGGAATCCAATCTGCACACGATAAGGTCAACGCAGTGCCACCCTCTCCAATGCCACATCACGAAATTATCTCCTCCCGTGAAAGCGATGTCCGCAGAGGCTCTGTCGATTCCATCGTCAATTTGCTCTGCATTGTCATAGATGGCCTCAAGGTCTTCCATCTTTATCATGTCATCTCCGCTCGCCTTGAAGTTCCAGTTCGCTTTCAGGTCCCTCATAACCTGTTCCTCGTCTTGCTGAGCGAGGTTCGCCAGATACGAAGGGTCTGTGCTGACAAGCTCAATGTTGTCAGACACGTCCGCTCTAACGAATGTCACGGATTTCACAAACATCTCCGCCTTTGTAAGTCCAAACTTTTCGTACTTCTCGTCCCAAGCGGCGTCGATTTTGTCTTTGCATTGCTCATATACTTCCTCCCTTGTATCTCCCCAATAAATAGAGTTAGGAGAATCTCCCTCCATGAAGCAATATCTTATGACTCCATTTTTTTGTGGGTCAATGTATCCATCTTCGTCAACCCACCAGTCTATGAATTTACGTACCCAAGACTCTGGGTCTGGGTTGCAGGTAATCCAAAACCTATTTCTGATTCCTGAGCCATTTCTGTTGTTGGTGAGCAGGTACTTGAACTTCTTGTACGGGCACTGCGTTCCCTCATCAATACAGATGTACGAATACTGTTTTCCCTGGAATCTAATCTTGAAGTCTTTCTCAAAGTCGCCAGCGTAATACGAGAAAGACAGACTTCCTCCGTTGTCGAAATTCCAAGTCATATCATTTTTGGACTTGTTGTATTTTCCGAACTGCGAGAACAGTCTTCTGGAATCTGTTTCTAGGTTTTCGACATCGGGTTTCTCGTTGCGAAGTATCACAGCCTTAAAATGAGGATTCTTAATATCCTTTAAAACCTCCATCAGCGAGGTAAAACTCTTACTTCCGCCACGCGATCCTCCACATATTTTTATATCCGCATCAATGGCGAGCATATCCTCCTGCCCTCCGAGCTGGGCGACAAAACGAAGCTCCTTTGCCCTCTTGTCGGTATCATCTCGTAGGGACTGGACGTACTCTTGGGTGTAAACCTGTTCACCGTCATCCGTTTTTAATCCTGAAAAAACCTCTTTTTGCATAAAAATTCTATATTTTCTGCAAATTTATACATTTTTTCTTGCATTATTGCATATTTATTCGTATTTTTGCGATTGAAATACGTATATTTATGCAATTTTAGCGGAAGAACCGCTATTTACCTAGTAAAAACTTAAAGTATGACAAGAGAAGAACTCTTAACACTCGTGAATGGAAAGGTGAATACCACCTCTTTCATTTCATTGTCGCAAAAGACCATCGAAGAGGAACTTGATGATGTCTTGGACGAATTGGGTGACGACGAGGAGGTAAACGACAGAATCGTCACAAAGTTGGCTAACCGCTTGAAGCGTATGGACTCAAACGTTCACAAGAGCGTCTCAGACGAGATGAAGAAGAACAAGGACGCTGAGGACGAGCGCAGGCGAAAGGAGGAAGAGCGCAGGCGAAGGGAGCGTGAGAAGAAGAATCCTGAAGAGGAGGACCCAAAGTACAAGGCTCTTGAAGACAAAATCGACAAGCTCTTGGCAGCCAACGCCGAAAGGGACAAGAGGGAAGCGAGGGACGCTACCATCGAGTCCGTGAAGAGAGGTTTGAAGGACAAGTTCGACAAGGCGGAGCTTGAGTTGAACGATTTCTTCCTTGAGACCGCTCTGGAAAAGCTGGAGATTCCGGAAGAGGGCGTAAATGTTTCCGATTTGGTATCGAAGGCAGAGGGTATCTACACCACCGATTACAAGCGTGCGAATGGAGGCAAGGCAATTCCTAGGAAAGGTCAGGCTACATCTCCTTCAAGTTCTAAGGAAGACGATGATTTTATGGAAGAAATTGCCAAGAGACGCAAGAAGAAGTATGGTGATCAGGATGCCAAGTAACACATAGGATAACAAATTAATTTAAGGTAAAAAGATTATGGATAACGTTTCTATTTCCTACATGGACCAGATGTTCTCCAATGGTATGCTTAACCACGGAGCGGTCATTATCCAGACAGAGGGTGAGGTAGGTGGAACCAGACACGTGTTCGCTGGTCTTGAGGCTCTTATCAAGAACGCCTTCGTTCATCCGCCTATCGGTGGACAGTTGGTGAATCCTTTCAAGGGACCCGGCAAGATTTACGCTGGTGACTTTATTGAGCACGACCTCGGTTTCACGGCAGGCAACGATGGCCCTGGCGCAACAGTCAAGATCCTGAAGGCGTATGAGGTGGCCAAGGCTACTACAGCGGCAACGGATACCGACATCTACATCACTCGCAATGGTTTCGTTCACATTCCTTACGCTGGTGACACCATCATGGTTGGTCAGAAGGACTTCGCTACGAAGGCGAAGGGCGTGACCGTGACTGCTGTTGAGGCTACCACTGACGAGACAGCAGGCGACGTTTGGAAGGTCACGATCAGCGAAGCTCTTGGAACCCTTGCGGCTGGAACAGTGTTGGTTGAGGCAGAGAAGGCAGGCGCAAGCGTCCTTCCTATGGTGAAGAACCCTAACTGCTTCGCTCCTTGCGACAACGACTTCCCTTACTTCAATGCCGGAGGTGACAAGTATCATCAGCCGCGCACCAACATCAACTTCTGTATGTTGAACCCAGACTGCGTGATGTGGCTCTGCAAGATGGGACCTGTCCCACCTGCCGTAAAGGCGATGAACAAGTCGCTTTACCCGGAGTTCTGGCACATTTAATATAATGTATAACGTAAAAGATTGATTCAGGATTATGGCAAAAATTGATATTGGAATCAGGCAGCTAGCACGATTCTACGAGGGAAAGGGTAACAGCGAGTACCTCCAGAAGTTCATCAATCAGGACGGCGTTTTACGGTGCAACAACGGATGGTACTTGACGCAGGGCGACATTGACTCTGGCCTCACTCCGACATCCGACAATGGTGACGCGACATTCAAGGTTCGCACCCGCACGTTGAACCCTGCCACATTGATGAGTATGCGTGCTCCTCTCGGTGAGGGTTATCAGGGCGATCACGAGGGTATCGAGTGGTACACCGCATCCATCCCGGACTTCGCCGCAGACGGTTTCCGTGAGACGGCGACCGAGCGTTTTCACAGGATGGAACTCCTCCGTAGGGAGTTCGGCAACGACGCCGTCTTGGTGGATCAGTATCTCGACAAGGTTCAGGTTCTGTACGACTCACTCGATATGACCATGACTTACATGTCAGCGCAGTTGAGTTCCACAGGCTTCATCGACTACAGCAAGATTGGCCGTGGTATCCAGGAGCCTCTGTATGACGCGAGGGTTCCAAAGGAGAGTTTCAGAAAAGGCGGTACTCTCGCCTGGAACGACGCTAAGTGCGACTTGCTGGAGCAGATGCGACAGATGGAGGAGGACTGGCGTGAGGCTCACATCGAGCAGAGAAGCGTGAAGCTCGTATGGCAGATGACCAAGAATGACTTCAACAAGGTGTTCTTGAAGAACAAGCAGGTTGCTGAGATCTATAAGAGCTGGGCAGCTGCGAACTATGTCGGCTTCTTGCAGAACTACGGTCCTAACCGTGAGATGTTCCTGAAGTCCGTCGTGGACCTCAATGGTCTCTCTTCCATTGAGATTGTCGATGAGATTGAGCACAACAAGCGTTTCGACGGAGCCGTGTCCGAGATTCATGGCTGGAATGACGGAACAGTCGTTCTTCGTCCAGCAGGCAAGCCTTTGCGCTTCATGCGCAAGGAGATTCTCGACAGACGCATCTTCGACACCCTTGGCAACAAACTTATCGACGTTGCATGGGCGACAACCAACAATGGACTCGGATTGCTTCGCAACATGGTTACTGCGAACGGTATGTACAAGGAGTTCAAGACAGACTTGTTCCTCGCGTCCGTTCCTGCGATGCTCGACTCCCCATACCGTTGGATTATCGACATCACAAAGAAGGATGGCCAGGAGTAATTAATTAAGCAAACGATTGTATGACTATGGAGAAGGAGACAAACGCCTACACCGTGCTGGACTATCTTGCAAACAAGGTCAACTTTGAAGTCTATAGGGAGACCGTCATTGGCATCCTTGCGGACAGGGGTGTTGACCCAAGCGATATGTACGTGGACTCAGACAAGGACACCATGAGGCTCGCTTACGCAGACCTATTGAAGTGGTTTTTGCTTGGTCCGAGCAAGGTGAACAACACCTCCGACTCCGACAACGGATGGACCCATTCGGGAGGCGGTTACGACATGAGCGACGACGACAGAGCCGAGATGAAGGCAGAGGCGAATGCCATCTACAAGGAGTTGGAGCCTGGGTCAATGCTCAAAAAGAAATCTTCCTTCCGCATCATCTCTCACGGCGTGAAGAGGGCCAGCTATTCTCCATGGGGAAGCCCTCTTCCCCACCTCATCAAATGAACCGCCTTATGCTGAAGCAAAGAATAGTTAACGAGAGGTATCCCCATGACATAAGAATCGTGAGGATAGAGGAAAACGCCAATCCATTCTCTAATGAGGACAGGAACGAGATAGTCCTGTACGAAGGAAAGGGTCGCAGTTATACCGATACCACAACCGAGGGAGACAAGAACGTGGACGAGAACAAGAGGAAGGCATCCATTCCCGTAAGATTCGACGAATGGGATGCTGACAGAAAGCCTCTTGATGGTGATACCATTTACGCCACGGTCGGCAACAACACGGAGGTTGGCATGGTGAAGGACTGCGAGCCGGACAACAACAGGACGGTCGTCTATTGGAATTTCAGGAGGGTTTAGCCTATGTCGTCTGGATCACTGTCAGATAAGTTCTCGCTGATGGCAAAGGAGATAATCGGAAGGAAGACCGTTGGTGCTATAACAAAAAAGCTTCGCTCGGCTGCTTTCGAGATGGTGAGCATCTATGCGAACACAAAGGACTACTACGATGTGACCGGTAACTTGCTCAACTCTTTCGCCGTTGGCATATATCACCAAGGCAAGCTTGTGGATATAGTTGACGCCAGCGATGTCGGAAGAGAGCCGCCAACGAGGTTGTCACTCGCAAAGGGAGAGGCCTACAATAAGGCGGCCTACTACACCGGGGAGCCCGTTGTCCACGTAATGCCGAATGGAAAGTCCGTATCAAGACCTTATCGTGGAGAGTATGGAAGCGGAGGCCAGGATGGAGAGGGCGCAGCAAGAAGAAGCTTGCGGCAGATGCACCCAAGCGGCACATACGCACTCGTTGCGGTGGTCGCCATGAGGTACGCCAGCTTCGTCCAGAACAAGAAGGGGCACGATGTGCTCTCCGGGCTGATGGATGAGATGCCTGGTATTTTTGAAGGAAAGGTAGTTGCAATATGATAGACATCAAGACCATGTACCAAGATTTGTGGAACGCCCTTGACGGTATCTGCGATAGGACGTACCTTAGAAGCCGCCCGAAGTCTGTTGACACAGCGGTCGGCAGCTACATAGTCATAGAGCTCCCCTATTCCATCAAGAATGCCGAGATAGACTTCAAGGGGACATACAACGACTATATCACAACGGCGCAGATTGGAATTTATGTTAGGGATAAAATCTCGGCTTCCAAGCCCAACGGATTCGATGTCTGTGCGATGGACGAGAAAGTCAAGGCTGTCCTTGGGGGGTTCCCGATAGCGTCCGGCAATATCCTGGTAACTAGACCAAGGGTGACGATGCAGGGAGATGACGGAGACGGATTTGGGATAACCATCATACAGGGACGTTTGCGAACGAGGTAATCAGATTGTGTAACATTTAAAATATTCAGGATATGGCAACAAAGACAAAGCAGGAGCTGAAGGACGTATTCAATGGCCTTAGCTCCGTTCTTTACACCGACGAGGTAGTTGACTTGAGCTCTGGTACTCCTACCATCACTCCGAAGTACGACTTGCCTGTAACGGTTGACACCTTGCAGCTCAGCCAGGACGACCCAACCGTGAATCACTACAAGGTAATTGGCTTGGATGGCGACTGGACTTCCAGTGCAACATTGGGCGACATGACCGTCCAGTTCACCGTGCCAACCAAGGCTAAGGAGGTGTTGCAGCTCGCATACGGCGAGAGTGCGGTCAAGGACATCACTAAGCTCACTCTCACAACCGGCGATGCGGAGGTTGACAACTCGGCTAACGGCTACGAGGGTGTCTCCTTGATGATTGGCAAGAAGAAGGTGACTGGCACGTTCGTCCTCGTTGACGAGGAGAAGAAGAACCTCATGGTCATCACAAACATCGCTCTCTGGGCGAAGCCTCTTTACGAGAATCCTGGCACGGAGCCTTTCGCCATCCAGTTCACAGGAACTATCGAGGGTGCGGGCAGCCAGAGCTTGGCTTGGCTCAAGAAGAAGACGACTGAATAGACTCGGGCGGGCGCGGGGCAGAGCGTTGATGTGACCGACCCTGTCGTGACGCAGCAGGTCAAGAAGAAGTAAAAGACATAGTCTTCTTTAGGTAAACAGATCAGGATAACAAAACCGTTGGGCGGCAGGCTGGTAACGAGCCGTGCCGCCCTTCTTCATTTTAAATCATACAATCATGGCAGAGGAAAGCAAGATGGAGCAGCCCGGCACGGACTTACAGGGGATGCTGGACAGCATACTGAACGACGAGCCTACGGAAGTTGAGTTCCGTGGCAAGAAGTATATGATCGGATGGCTCAGGAAGGGCACGATGAGAAAATGCGCACATATCACCACGGAGGAAAGGGACGAGTGGAAACGCAACGTAAAGATTTGCGTAGCCATTCTCCTCAACAACGTCTGGAAGATTCGCCTCATTTATTGGATCTGGTGGCGTTGGCTCTATTATGTCAAGGACGTTGACATGGTAGAGATATTGAGTGTACTCGACAAGTCTAAAAAAAAAATTCCATCGAACGCATTCTCGTTGGCTACCATATTAGCGACAGGGATGACGGATCTGATGATGACGATGACGAGGAGAGAAGCAAGTGTTACCCAAGCAGGACAAGCTGGGGAGCAGCCTTCTCGCTAGCGGAGAAGTTCGGGTTCCTCTTCGCAAGAAAATACGGAATCGCAGCCTATGACTATTGGTGGGGGTATTCGTCCGCACAGATAGACCTGATGGTGGTTGACCAACCGGTTGTCGTCTATCCAAAGGGCGACAAGAAGGCCAAAACACCGACGAGCAAGGCTATGGACGACTTCTACGAGAGGTGGAAGGCAAAGAAGGAATCCGATAAGTCGCAGGCTGGAGAAAAAATCTCCCTTGAGGACTATCTTAACGGAAAAATCTAAAACTTAAAATATTCAAGATATGGCAGGTGGAAATTTGGGCGACCTATGGGTTAGCCTTGGCATCAAGGAAACTGTTTCGGACGGGCTCAAGAAGATTCTCGTCTCGCTCGACAAGACGGACGAGAAGTCGGCGGCGGTCGGAAAGGAAATCAATTCTTTCGTGAAGGAGCTGAATAACGCCTCGGTCTCGGACTCGTTGCTCAAGTCAATCGGAAGGATCGGCGAACTGCTTTCGTCCAGTGCGTCTGGGGCCGAGAGCCTTGGCCGTGTTCTGAAGGGACTTGACATCAAGGAGTTGTCGTTGCTTGGCGGCAAGGTAAACCTATCCAACCTCAATGAGGCTCACTCTCTTATAACCAAGATAATGTCGGCGATGGCATCGGGAAAGATGCCGAGCGGTTCCTTGGATAAGTTCTTCGACCTTGGAAACGCACAGGCGTATCTCACTCAGATAATGAGCATCGACAAGAACCTGAAATCCCTGAAGGAGCACTCCAAGGGTGTGACGGACGGTGCGATGAAGAACGAGGCGAAGACCTACATAGACGGTCTTACGAATCTGAGGAAGAAGTTCCTGGAGAGTTTCAATAACAACAGCTGGAGGAACAACAACGACCTAAAGGGGCAGCTAGACGAAATGACCAACGGTCTCATACGGTTCTATGACAAGCTGAACGCAAGCAAGGGCACGCCTACCCTGTTCGACTCGCTATCAAAGGATGCGGATAAGGCTACCGACTCACTGAGGAATACCGAGGCTCAGGCAAAGAAGACGGCAGAAGCGGTGTCTTCCATCGGAAGTGCGAAGAATCCTCCAAAGATGCGAGAGGCGAAGCAGGAGGCTTCGTTCAACAAGGAGGTTGACAAGATTGTCGGCGACTCGAAGTCAAGACGTGAGGCGCAGAATGAGCTTGGAGGCGTGAAGGATGCCGCTGATAAGACGAAGGAGTCAGTCGTAAGGTTAAAGTATGAGCTGAACGAGGTCCTCAATGCCTTCCGCGGCGCAGCCAGCAAGAACCTGGGCGTAGGCGATGCCGGAGAGAAGGGTCGCCAGCTCGTTGACATTCTCAACCAGATCAACAGGAAGAAGGCTGAGCTGTCAACAAGGGAAGGTGGCGACAAGCTCGCAGCTAAGATGGGTTCCATGGTGAACAACGCCATGACTTACATCAGGCTCTTGCAGAGGATTGACATTGCCCAGAGGAACATTGCGGACAAGAAATCCGCAAACCCTAATATTGATGCGTCAAAGTTCAAGGAGGCTACTGCGGTAATAACCAACTTCAGGGAAAAGCTCACGCAGCTGGAGAGTTCTACGTTCGTCACCGGTGTTGACAGCGCAAACGTTCTCGGAAACTATGCGAAGGCATGGCAGGTAGCCTTGGGGCAAGTTGATGAGATTATCGGGAAGTTTCAGAAAAGGAACCCACTTTCCGACCTAGACAGCAACTTCTCGAAGATTGACTCAAAGATTGATTCTTTCAGGGAGAAGCTGGCGAAGCTTCGTGACCTCATGTCAGAGGGGACTAGCAAGGGATTCAATACGTCCATGCTGACAGACCGCATCACGGGCATGAGCGGAATTGTCGCTCAGATGGAGAAGGCTTTGGCCAACGATGGAAAGATTCTGTCGAATGCGGACAGGATGAAGCAACTCTTCAACGACATGAGCGTAGAGCTCAGCAAGACCACTGCCGCCTTCCAAACCTATGGTAGGGAAAAGGGAAAGGTCATAGCACTGGAGCGTGAGCACGACAAGGAGTTGGAGAAGTCGAGGAGAAACCAGAAGGAACTCGCTGACAACACAAGAAAACTCGCCGACCTCTATTCCTATCTCGGTAGCGAGATGGCGAAGGCTGAAAAGTACGGAATGAGAGGCCTTGGTCTTGGCGTTGATACGTCCGGCCTTGATAAGGCTCTCTCTGACATGAGAGACTTCGCAAGCCTTATACAAGGTGTCCGCCCAGGGCTCATGGGAAAAGGCGGGAAGCCCGTATTTGAGGACTATAAGCAACAAGCCACCGATCTGGTGAGAGCCTTACGCTTGGCTATTGATGCACAGAAGGAACTGAACAGCGCGAGAGAGAAGTCGAACGCGAAAAAGGAAAGGGACAATACAGCCCAAGAGAACAAGCGACTCAGTGAGCTAAAGATTGCCGAGCAAAGATACAACGCCCTTGACCAGGCTATATGGAAATTGAGGCGTGAGGCTGACAAGTCAATCGCCCTGAACGTTGACACCACGAAGATTGACGGAAAGATAAGGGAGCTTGAGTCAAAACTCATGCACATCTCGTCTGTCAAGGAAAGGCTCGAAGGCAAGGATTATACCGCCATCGGAATGATGGGCAACATTGGTACCGGAAGGGACACCACGCTTGCGGGAAGGGTTTTGACGGAACAGAAGGAACTGAACCGACTGCAAGAGAAGCTAAACTCGTCAAAGCTAAAGACCTCGTCCTTGGAAAAGGAACACGAGATGCTCCTAAAGCAAAGCGCAAAGGCACAGGCTGACCTCATAAGGGGATTCGAGAGGGCCAACAATGGTGCCGGAAGGCTCAACTCCACGATGCTGGACCTAAAGTCCCTCTTCCTGCAAGGAGGCTTGGTATATGGCGCGCAGCAGTTCGCAATGAGCATTATAACCACCGGTGGCGAGATGGAGAAGCAACACATCGCCCTACAGTCCATCCTTGGCGACATACAGAACGCCAACACCCTGTTCGGCCAGGTGAAGGAACTGGCACTCAACTCCCCTTTCACATTCTCGGAGCTTAACCGAGACGTTAAGCAGCTTGCTGCCTATGGCGTTGAGTATGACGATCTGTACGATACCACGAAGAGACTTGCGGACATGTCTTCCGGACTTGGCGTTTCCTTTGACCGCATCGCCCTTGCGTTCGGGCAGGTGCAGGCACGTGGATGGCTTGACGGAAAGGAGCTTAGGCAGATTTCCTACGCAGGCATTCCTTTGCTCGGCAAACTGTCGGAGTTCTACACGAAGAAGGAGGGCAAGACTGTCACGACATCCGATGTCAAGTCAAGGATCTCGAAGAGGGAGGTTGGCTTTGATGACGTGAAGTCTATCTTCTGGAAGATGACCGACGAAGGCGGCGAGTTCCACAACATGCAGAAAACACTTAGCGAGACGCTTCTCGGCAGGTACAACAAGATGAAGGATGCCTGGGAGATCATGTTATCTGACCTTGCGAGCGGCGAGTCCGAGGTTGGCGACAACCTGAAGAGTATATTGGACGTTATCACTGATTTCGTACAGAACATCCACTCATCAGGGACGATCAACGGAACCCTTGGAATCATCACCGGTTTCGTGGAGAAGCTAGTGAAGCTGGCAAGCTTCATTTCCCCTATCGCAACAGCGGCTATTCCGGCGATGCTCTTCAAAAGGGGAGTATTTGACCAGATGGGAGGAAGTACGGCAAGCAACTACCTAAAGGCAAAGGGAGGCGTTGCGTCTGGCGTGATGGCAAGGGTAGCCGAGGGGAAACAAATCTCTGACATTGAGAGAGAGATTCTTAGGACAAAGAACCAAATCACAGAGGCTGACGTAAGGAACCTTGCGGAGGCGAAGGCTCTTACGAAGGCTGACCTCGACCGCCTCATGGTGAGCGGAAAGATTACCAAGGAGATATACAAGCAAAACCTCGCCATCTTGCAGAAGAATGCCGACAAGGACCTGATGGACGAGACGGCAAGATTGCAGAAGCAGGGAGGCTTCCAGAACAAGGCGAGAATCAAGGTGTTGGAGTTCCAGAACTCCCTTGGCGGCACAATGACTAATTGGCAGATGAACCTCGCGAAGGTGAACGGTTTCTGGGGAACGTTCGCCTCCAGGGGCCTGGCAGCCGTGGCGACCATTGGTCGTGGCATCGCCGGAATCGGAAAGATGATGTGGGGTGCAATCGGAGGGCTTCCTGGCCTCATCTTCACTGTCGGATTCTCCGTCTATGAGTATTTCGCCGAGAAGCAGAGACAACTTGAGGCAGACATGAACAGGACTGCCGACGAACTCAAGGACAGATACAAGCAGATCGGCGAGTTCCTGAAGAGCAACGACATCTCCGACGCTATCTCCAGTAGGGACGAGAAGGCGATAGACAGCCTCATCGAGACCTACAAGGAAAAGTTGAAGGACCTGGCTCCTACCGACTATAACTTCCTCGTCATGACATCCGAGGAAAAGGATAGCCACGAGGACAGGCTGAAATACCTAAAGAGCCAGCTTGAGCTTATCCAGCAGGCAAACCTTGAGGCACAGAAACTTGCGTCCGACAAGGGTAGCTACAAGGACATGCGTGACGACGCAAAGGAGATGAAGGAGTACGCCGACGCGATGCTTGACGCCAGGGACAAGATGAACGCATACGGCTCGAAAGACAAGGACATCAGGAACTACATGAAGACCGAGAAGGAGTTCAATGAGTTCATCTCCCAGATGGCGGAAACCTACAAGGAAAAGATAAAGAACCTTGGAGCGAGCGGAAGGGCTGGTGAAGCCGCCTACTCCGAGTACACGCAGATTAGGGAGAGCATGCTGTCTTTGGCTTCGTACACAGAGGAGGAGGCTCAGACGGTACGTGCCGCGCTGGATAACGCCCTAGGGCTGAACGACCATACGACGGAGGACTTGTTTGCCAATAAGCTTCTATCCATGATTGGCGATACATTCCCAGACATAGCCAACGACATCAAGGCAAACAAGGAGCTTGACAAGGCTAGTCAAGAGAAGGTAAAGGCGATGATGGGGAACGCCAGGGATGAGCTTTTGATACAATTTCCATTCCTCAAGAAGGAGTTGCAGGACATGCTCGACAAGGCGGACTTCAAGGCTATCATCAAGCTAGCATACCAAGTATCCAACAAGTTTACTCCGTTCGAGTCCCAGATTTGGAAGAACTTCAGCAACACTCCCCTTTCGCCAGGCATGAAGGGCGGCCTTTATAACATTGCGTCTCCTTGGCTGAAAGAGGGAAACTTTTATGATGCAATGAACAAGGGACGGTCGTCGATTGACGAGAAACTCAACGTCCTTGCATCAACAAGGAAGGCGTACAACAACCGGAAGGCTACCAAGGAGCAGCTTGATGCGGCGAAGAAGGAGTACGACAACACAAGGAGCTCGTATAAATACGCATTTGGAGAGGACTACGCCGGAGAAGGCAAGAAGTCCAACAAGACCAAGAAAACAAGGGGTCGTCAGGAGGATGAGGACTTGAAGCGTCTTCGTAAGAGGATAGAGCTATACAAGAAGTTCTACACCGAGCTGGAGAAGTACAGAAAGCTCTATGGCAGGAGCGGAGCATTGGCTATGCTCAACAGCGAGGAGGAGTTCAAGCCTGTCTTCAAGAACTACGGATTGTCCGACCCAGGTACATACGGAACTTCTATAAAGGAACTCCTGTCAAAGGTCCCTCTCACCACGAATGACCGAAAGGACTATCGCGACCTGGAGATTGGCAATATCCACGCCAAGAACCGCTCCGAGGAGGAGGACAGGATAAAGACCGAGAACGACCAACTCTCAAAGCGTCTCGACATCCTTTCCGAGCAGTACGAAACGTACAAGAAGCTCTACGAGCTGACTGGAAACAGTGACGCCTCCTCTCAGGTTGCGTTCGGCCACGTCCAAAGCGGAACATTCAAGGATTACTTGAACGAGCAGATGAAGTGGGCTGTGCAAGACCACAATAACCTTTTCGGCTCAAGCTTTACCCCAGAGGAGGTCTTCGGGATGGATGAGAACGACTTCAAGCAGTACTTCGGAGAGAATAGCGAGAATATCTCTGTCCTCTATGACGCCATGCGCAAGGAGAATGAGAAGCTCAAGAAGGAGACCATTGACTTGATGGCAGACCTCATCGAGAAGAACGCCACAATCGAACAACAGATTGAGGACGAGAACAGACGATATGAGAGACAACTTGAGCTCATCAAGGGCATAGATGATCCAAAGATGCGGCAGCGTGCGAGCGATGGTGCCGAGAAGACCCACAACGAGAACAACGCAAAGCTACAGTTCGAGCTATTCAAGGAAAGCTCCGATTGGGTAACGATCTTTGACGACCTAGACAGGGTTTCCTCATCCACCATCGACTCCATGGTTGGCAAGATTGACGAGTTCTCAAAGACCACCGGTCTATCGGTCGAGGTTGTGAAGCAGCTTCGTGATGCGCTTGGCAAGCTTAAGGATGAGCAGATTGAGCGCGATCCACTTCCATCAATCTTCGGTGGCGTGAGGCGAGGCAATGCAATAGGCAGTTTCATCAAGGATAGGCTCGGAAATGGAGCCGATGGCTCTGCAAAGGTTTACGTAAGCTCAGCAGAGGCGAAGAGGATGGGCATTGTCGGCAACAAGTCTTACACCAAGAATGAGCTGGAGAACGAGCAGAAGGGCGCGTACAACGACTCTTCCAAGGCAATCGACAAGACCGCTGCAAAGATGCAGGCGTTGGCTAGCTGTCTGGACCCCGTCGTTAACCTGTTCAGAGCATTGGGCAAAGAAGATTCCATCCTAGGCAAGGCTGTCGGCGGCGCAAGTAATGCGTTCAGTGCGGCAGCGAACGTGTCTGGTGGATTGAATGCTCTTGGATTGGGAAACCTCGGTCCTTATGGTGCTGCGGCAGCCGCCGCCATCAGCATGGCGGGAACTGTCATCAGCGCATTCGGAGCGGACTACAGTAGCTACAACAAGGCGAAGGAGCAGTACGAGACGTTGTCTTCCGTATGGGATTCGCTTATCTCGAAGAAGACCGAGTACATGAACATCCATTGGGGAACAGAGGCCAACGAGGCATCCAAGGAAGCCCAGGAGATGCTGAGGGCCGAGATTGAGCAGACGAAGATTATCGCCCGGATGCGTCTTAACTCAGGATCTTCCGCAGGCTCCCACTCCATCTGGTACAGGATGTGGAAGGGTTCTTACGAGTACAATGGCCAAAACTGGCGGGATGTGGCTCCTGAGATTTCGAGGAAATATGGAGTGCGGTTCAATGGCATGGAGGACATGCTCAATATGAACGCCGATACGCTTACCGACATCAAGAAGAACTACACCGGCCTGTGGGCTAACATGGATGGCGACTTCCGTGACTATCTGGAGAAGCTCATCGAGTACGGAGACAAGGCTGACGAGATGATCGAGAATTTCACGGAGAAGCTTACCGGAAACAAATTCTCCAGCCTTGTGGAGTCTTGGGGTGATGCGATGGCCCAGATGTCGAACTCCTCTGACAATCTTGTTGACAACTTCGAGGAGAACTTGAAGAAGACCATCCTTAACTCCATGATTGAAGACTTGTACGGAGACCAGATTAAGGCAATTTTGGCGAAAGCTAAGAAGTATGGAGACCCAAAGGAGTCTGCCAACTGGTATGTGGACGGAAAATATATGGGAGCGTACACTCCGCAGGAAAATGCAGAAATAATGTCCGATGTGGAGCATATCTCAAAACAGGTTGAGGCAACGAGAGATTTCTTCAAGAAAAGCTACGGTTGGTCGGACAACAGCAGCTCCTCATCGACAAATTCCATCAAGGGCATTACCGAGGAGACCGCCGATTTGCTGGCTTCCTACCTGAACGCAATACGTCTCGATTGCTCAGTTATCCGTGCCGAGCAAGCCAAGTACTTCCCTGAGATGAACGAGATTGCGAAGTCTCAGCTCACACAGCTGGGAATGATTTCGCAAAACACCCTACGAAACGCAGAGGCAGCCGAGAGGATTGAGACGGTCGTTGCTTCGTTCAATGACAATTTCAACAAGGTTCTTAACGGAACGAAAAAACTTAACGTCAAATAACTTAGTGGAGAAGGCATAACGTCTTCTCCATTTCGTTTTACAGAAATAATTGCATATTTATACATTTTTATCAGGCTTATAATTGCATATTTATGCGGAAAGTATTATCTTTGCCAAATAAATAAGATAATCATGGACAATTATTTCAGAATATACTTGCAGCAGGAGAAAGATGGCGCGGATGTTATCGACGTCATCGAGTCTTTCGGCATGTACTGCATGGATAATCCGTTCAAGCCGTGCGAGAAGGTCAAGGAGCCTAGCAAGCGTAGTTGGTATGACGAGAGTGGTGATGATGAGTACATATCGCCGTCGGATGGTCTTCTCATGGAGGCATACGAGAATAGCGTGAAGTTCGGATTCCATGGAAAGGCTTATGGCGCAAACGATAAGCTGAAATCCTTTCTCGGCTACCTTCGTGGCGGAATGATGAAGATGTACTGTGAGTTCAACGGCATAGGAAGGCAGCACGTCCGACTCTCCAGCATCGACCCAAGCCTATACAGGGACGTTCGTGGGGACGAGGACATTCTTACGGTGTCCATCACGTTCAAGTTTAACGACCCTAGTACGGATGTATCGCCGGTAAGATTGGATAAGAAAGTAGTGAATTTATTGCCTAGCACGTAAAGACAATGGGAAAATGGATTATATGTCATAAGGATGGCTCGGTATTGACGGATGTCAACGATGAGCTGGTAGTCATTCACGGTCTGGAGTACTCGGATTCATGGATGGGCGAGTGTTTTGTGTCGATAGACTTCAAGCGTCAGTCCCCAATAGGTTTCGAGATTGGAGACTACATCATGTACCGTGGAGAGAGGTTCGAACTAAACTACGTTCCTGGTAAGGAGAAGCAGGCAAGAAAGGATACTTATGGAGAGGGGTTCACCTATGATGGCGTGAAGTTTAATTCTCTTCGGGACGAGCTTTCGAGGGCTGAGTTCCTGGACGTAGTGTTACATGATAACCAACTTCACTACACCACACTGCCAAAATTCCCATTCTACGTTGAGACCATCGACGACTTGCTAGACAGGATACAAGCTAACCTCAATGAGCAGATTGGGGATGGAAAGTGGAAAATATTCTCTCGTAACAAGGAGAGATCCATGCAGCGTGGATGCACGGCAGAGGAATGGAATGCAGTGTATGGCGACGGAACCAACGACTCTGCTTCGTTTGAATCCAAGTCCATCACCATAGATACGCAGAAATGCTGGGATGCCTTGGCTCTCGTTAACACGCAGTGGAACATAAACTTCGTCATAAGAGGGAGAAATATATATGTAGGAACGGCAGGCGTGATGACGGACGGTATATTCAAGTATGGTCTTGGCAAAGGGCTATACAAGGTTGACCAGAACGCAGATTCCGACCAAAGCATCATTACGAGACTCAGGGCCTATGGCTCCGAGAAGAATCTTCCCGATCATTATTATGCGGACCTGGGCATCAAGTATAAGGTCGGCATAACCAAGGTGGGTAATGCCACAAGCTATGTTGAGCTGTACCTAGACCTCGACTACATCTCGACTTATTTCACAGAGCCAAGAAAGTATATTGTAAGCGGTTCTACAGGCGAGCAGACGAACGGATTTGTCTTGCGTGTAACGTTTGACTTCAAGACAATCATTACAGGATTTGTCGATGGGACGAGTAACAATAAGTGTAGATTTTACTCAGAGCTCAAGGGCTCGCAGACCGACAATGGTGACGAGGAGTCGAAGGACGCATTGGACGCATTTATCTCGCAGGTTAAATCTGGCAGCTACACAAAACTATACATTACTTCTGGCATCAACGAGAAGACCATACCTTCGGAGAACAAGGAGTACGCCGAGAACCTGCCAAACAACATGGCCATCAGCAGACTTATGCTCCCTGGTTTTCCCACCCTATCCTTGCGAGAGTTTTGGGATACGATGACGGAAGAGGAAAAGAAATATGTGAATCCAACTGGGAAGGAGCATATTTTCTCTAATGACAAGTATCGTCCATACATTGATTCGCTCAACATTGATAAGATTGGGCTTCGCTCTGACTCAAAATTTTTCGACACTGACGACAAGGCAAACGGAATCGTAGAGATTTATCCAACCATTGAGGAGATGGTTGTTGGCGGTGTTCGTGTTGATGAGATATACAAAGGCTCGGAAGTTGATGATGATGGAAGGTTTATTGATGGACCGAGCGTCAAAAACATCGACATCTATCTCAATCCGGCTATAGACTTTGACATTAACGACCTAAAGGACGACGACTTCTCAATCTGCATGAAGGATGGAATGTGTGGCGGTCGTTCCTTCAAGGTTGCGTCAAGCACAAAGGAAAGCGGTGGTACGTGGAGGCTTACAATAGAGAGGGTGAAAGACGACGCCCTTGGCTTGTACTTTCCATACAAGGATTATCAGATTAAGAAGAACGACCATTTTGTCCTCACCGGCATAAGGCTACCCGACTCGTATGTAAGGGCTGCGTCTCTTAAACTGTTGAAATACGCAATCGCCTTGCTCGACAAGAACGACTACACGAGATATGTGTACCAGCCGAAGGTCGATGAGATTTTCATGGCTAGGCAGCATGATGCCGCTATGGCAGACAAGAGTGGTGCGACAAGAAGTCTTCACGATACATTGAGGGCTGGAGACATCATGCGTTTGAGCGATGATGATCTTGGCATCAAGGCTGACGTAACCATCGACCAACTTATCATCAAGGAGGAGGATGGCAAGATACCTGCCTATGAGATCACCCTTCGTGAGGAGAAGGAGGTCGGCACAATTCAAAAGATTCAGCAGAGTATATCATCATTGGAAAGCGGAAACGGTGTTGCAAGTGAGCCTACCATCGCCCAGGTCAAGAGTATGTTCAAGTCCGAGGGAGGAAGGTATTTCCTCTCTAAGTTGGAGAACGACGTTGCAAGTGGAGCCATAACCTTCGAGAAGATGCAGAAGTTTCTCAGCGGCTTCGTGTCAGCAGGACGTGCCATCTTGCAAAAGGGCTTCGCTATTGACGAGAATGGCTATGGCTTTGACGAGAACGGCAACATCATTGCCGACAGCCTAAAGTCACTAGGCTTTGACAAGGCTCTCAACGAGGGCTTCGGAATGGAGATGGATGGCGGTCAGTCGCATCTTTATCTTGCAAATCTCACCGTCTGGGGCAAGATGATGATAAACATCTTGGAGATTATGAAGACCAAGTACGCTGGCGGCAACATCTATATGTCGGCAGCAGGCGGAACAATCGTCAAGGTCGTGCCTGTTGGAATGTGGGACGATGACGAGTCTGAATGGGCAGAGAATCCGATTGAGGAAGCCATACAAGGATGGAAGTGCTACATCTTGGCAGACGATGGAGACGAGGCGACCACGAACCCTTGGCAAGAGGGCGACCAAGTAAGATGTCAGTCGATGGGTAATCTTCTGGGTACGAGATATGCCAAGGCTACAAATAAGAGTTATTGGAGAACCATCCCTGAGCACGGTGTATCTGCCTTCAATGAGTACATATACAACGACTACAGAACACCAGCCTACAATAGCAAGATGTTTTATTGGATAGTTCTTGGAAAGCATTCCAAGGACCTTGACGGCTATACCGAGGAGACTGCTCCAACTGGCACGACCGACATTCCAGAGGCAGGTGACTCCATCGTGCTCGATGGCAGCCGCAAGGATACGTCAAGGCAGGGCGTGCTCCAGCTCTCTTCCTATGGGAGCGGTGCTCCATCCATCGTTGGTCTTCGTGGGGTAAAAGATTATTCTCACGAGAATCATGATATATTCGAGCTATCCTATGATAGAGTTCGAATCTTGGCGGAACGTTTCAAGCTCATTGCCAAGAGTGGAGGCACAGTCGAGATAACCAACTTCCGTGGTGAGTGGCTCACAGACGAGAAGTACTACAAGAACGACCAGGTGAGTCATAACAACGCAATCTGGACGTGCGTAGAAGACACCGATTTCCAATCAGAGCCTGCCGATGACAATACGGCTTGGCGCAAGGAGGTGTACGGACAGAAGGGCGAGGATGGCAGCAGCTTCAAGGTCTTGGGAACGGCGGTCGGGCATTTTACTAATGCGGACAATATTAGTGGAGATTTATTGAATGACGAGGAATATCTGTTTGATGACACCAGCGGGCTGCCCGATGGCGTGGCTTCTCCTTGCATTGCAACATATTTGGAGGATGGAGCAAGTCATACGTGGGTTATCTGCAAGTCCAACGATGGCGACTCCTATATGATAGGCGACGACCTATGGACGAACAGTGGAACGGCTTGGCTGAACATCGGCAACGTGAAGGGTGTGTCCATATCCTCCACTTCCGTTACCTATGGTGTCAGCGCAAGCGGAACGCAGCAGCCTTCCTCTTGGTCTAGCACCGTACCACCTACAACCGATGAATACCCATACCTATGGACGAGGACGGTGGTGAACTACACCGATGGCAAGTCCACCACCTCCTATTCCGTGTCACACAAAGGCAAGGACGGAAAGAAGGGAGATCCGGGCGAAAAAGGTGCGGACGCAATCACCATACAGCTTGTAGGTGCTCCGCTCATCTTCGATTCAGGGTCGGACGGAATTGTGCCGAAAGGTGTGACTAAGTACGCTAGGCTATATGTGACGGAAGGCGAAAATGACGTGAGCGAGCATGTAGGACAGCCTTTCCGTGTTTTATCCGAAGAAATGAACGTATCTCCCGAAGGTGGCTATGTGATAGATAGGAGAGAGTACAATAAAAAGATGGCTTGGTATCTAGGCATCAAGTCCGATGCCATAAGCAAGGTATATCTCAGTGACAAAAAGACCGAGGTGTCCGCAACGTCTGGCTATATCACTTTCACTTTTTCCTATGGCGCAAATCTGTACGTGGGTCAGCTTCCGTTCCAAGTGAACGTTGCGAAGTACACTGGCGAGCTTACGCTCACCAACAAGCAGTTTGAAGTGAAGATGCGTGAGCTGAGCACGAATTACGATAATCTTCCGCTGAAGACGACGGCTGCACTCACAGATTATACGACAAGCGTAAATGAAAGCGCGAGGAAAATCTCCTTGGAGGCTAGCAAAAAGGCTGTCGATGATAATAATGCGGTTGTTAAAAAGGCTGGCTTGGAGGTGACGGCCGACGGAATAAAATTGTACGGCGACAAGATAACCATCACGAACGACAACGGCGAGACGACCACCGCCCTCTTCGCTAATGGCAAGATTAATGCCTCGCTCATTGACGCTGACCAAATCGAGGTGAAGCACCTTTGGGCGAAGAGTAACGACGGGGCGAGCAAGGTGGGCTACTTCGGTAATACGGAGGAGTCGGCATGCAAACTAAGCGACGGCACGCTCGCCCCTCTCTTCATCGGTGGAGACACGGCGGCGAAGTCTCCTTTCTATGTGACAAGCAATGGAGCGATGCACGCTACGAGCGGAAAGATAGGAGGTTTTAGTATAGATGGCAACTCTCTCTATCATGGAGATACATCAAAGTGGGCTACAAGCAGAACTGAAAATCTGTCTCAGATAGGATGGAATTTTATTAGAATCAATCAAGCTATCACTTACGGGAACTCACCTGTCGCCTATCAGAAGATTGGAATCGGCGCAAATGCAAATCCAAGCGATATGGAGGATAAGGAGACACTTGGCGGAACCGCCTTGTTTATTCGAAGAAGTATGAATACTACGCTAATGGCTAAAGCGTATAAGCCTGCAATAATATTTGAGTCAGATAATGCTCTCAATAGAAACATTGCTATGCGACTCAAGGGCGGCTTACAAGTGCACGGTGGAGTTATAGAACATGGTCGTGTTATGACATATTCAAAAAAAGGAGATACGAATGTACTCGATGTGAGTTTTGCGACGACCTTTACTTTACGAAATGCTACATCAGATAGTACAATCGCGTTCTATATGCCGACACTTGCAGAGATACGAAGACAGCTTGGAATTACTGACGCTAGTGAAGAGTTTTGTGTACCAATCAATATTTTTGCCGCTTCTTCTTCTGAGAGATTCTTGTTGTGTAGTCAATATGTCGTTGACAGTTCGATAAGCAAGGCAGAATCTGGAAGATTTGTGAACAATGATGGAGAATGGAATTATGCTAATAATAAAATCACTTTTGCGCAAGGTGATTGCTGGTCGTTTTCGTTGACATTTATGAAAAGTGTAGGTTATTATTTTCAGATTACTAGTATAATAAAATAATTTATGAAACTACAATTAGACAACGTAATGGTGCGCCTCTCCTTGGATAGCGAGCAGCGTACCGCAATGGAACTGAGAAAGGAAATCGCCAACGCCATCTACAAGACTGGCAGAAGGGGCTTGGCGGACGTGGCACTATCCACGAAGATGTGGAACGGCAGCAATGATACCGACTACACCGACGAGGAGGTTTCCGCCATCAAGGAGTTCGTGGAGAAGAACTTCATCCCTGCCGTCATCGTGTCGGTGAACGAGGTGATTGAGAGTTCGGGTAAGGTTAATTAAGATAATCAACATAAGCTTATGAAGAAGATAGTGAAAGGTAATGACTTCACACTGAAAATCCCAGTGATGAAGCAAGTGGAGGGGCAGAAAGTGCCCTTCCCTCTCCCAGCTTGCACCGATGTACAGGTGAGGGTGTGCAATCAGTTCAAGCGTATCTCTCTCTCCTATGATGTGGACGTGGAGAACGACAACGTTATCTTGGCGAGGGTCGAGGGTGACCAGATTCCTCTTGGCATTTATGCCATCGAGGTGCGTGGAAAGATTTTCGGTAACGACTGGCGAAGCGAGGAATACCCCCAGTTCGAGATTGTGGCTCGCAACGCCGATGCCGACCTGGAGTTTGGTGAGACGGATGAGGGCGACAATTCCGTGGAAATGGATACCGCTATGGTAATTCTTCCTCCTTCCGTGGACTTGCAGAACCTCATCACAAAGGCTGAGGAGGCTATCGCTGACACAAAGAAAGCCATCGAGGACGTGAAGGATGCCTCTTCCTCTATTGATGGTTCCGAGGCTGAGAGAGCCAAGGCAGAGAAGGTTCGTGAGGACAACGAAAGCGCAAGGGCTAAAGCCGAGAAGCTACGTGCCGATGCCGAGCTGGACCGAGCAAGCAATGAGAGCCAGCGCAAGAGCCGTGAGGACACTAGGAACAGAGCAGAGGACACTCGCCTGAAGGCTGAGGTTGAGCGCAACTCTCGTGAGGAACATCGTGTGAGTGATGAGCAAGAGCGTGTCTCCAGCGAGAGCGCAAGAAAGTCAGCCGAAACCATTCGAATCTCGAATGAGGAAGCAAGGGACTCCTCCGAGGGCGAACGAGTAAAGGCGGAAGCCGCTCGAAGCAAGGCAGAGAAAGAACGTGTCGACGAGGAAGACGTGCGTGTGGAGAGCGAGAAGAAACGAGTGGGCGCAGAGCAGTCTAGGGTTGATGCCGAGGGCAAGCGTGTGTTGGCTGAGGAAGCTAGGGTGCTGGCAGAGAAGAAGCGTAAGGATGGGTTCGCCAATGCCAAGTCAGAGTGTGAGACGGCTACCGACAACGCCAACACCGCAACTAGCAACACCAACGAGGCGATCAGAAAGTGCGAGACCGCCATTGCTGGGGCTGAGAGGTGCAATGTCACCTTGGACGGAACGAAGATTATCGTCACTAACCGAGAGGGAGAGAAGCAGGAGACCGAGGTGGTTAATACCGAGGAGGTTGTTACCGTTGTAATCACTTCCTCTGTTGAGAGTATCAGTGTCGCTGGCTTGAAGGTGAATGTGTTCCTCAACAATGGCAA